GGATGGAACTTCCGCGCCTATCACGCTTCAGGTCATCAACCAGCTTTACCATTCCTGTAAGCAGGGAAAGGGAGAAGGAAAGATGATCGGCGGAAAGCCGGACATGGGGTTTGCCTCTGACTTCCTGTATGGAAGAATCTGCGGACTTCTGTTCCCGATGCAGCGGGCGGACGTAGGAGTGAAGGAAGCTAAACTCGGTTTTGAGGGAGTCAAGTTCTACGGGTCTACGATCCTGGCCGACTCCTACTCGCCGGGACTCCAGAATGCCCGGTTCATTCAAGACCAGTCGGTGATTGCGAGAATCACCACGGGGACGATAACGAACCCGACCTCGGTTGATTCCAATACGACCCTGAGCAACTTCCCCTCACGGTCGGGCGGAGTCACGACTTTGACGGTTGGAGAGACTTTCTGGTTCTGGCGCACGGATTCGTGGAGATTCGTTTATCCCAAGACTGGAATTTACGCCTTCAAGAATTCTGGGTTAATCAACGCGATTGACGGCGACATGGCGGCGGACGTTATCAGGGCGGCGATGATCCTCTATAACCTTGTTCCTTCGTCAAACATCAGCTCGTTCGGTTACTCAGGTTAAGTCTAACGTTGGACTAGGAGATTTATGGCCTTCAATTTTGCAGACAAATCGCTATGGAATGTGGCCTTGGCCAACGGCGGACTCAATAACATCAACGTTTCCAATCTGGGCGTGGTGAATACCGATACCCGCCTGCCCACGACCAGCTATGGCTCGCTTGATGATCTGGGGAAGAGAATCTGGGTCGAAGCCCCGAATATCGGACTGGTGACGAACACGACGAACGGGACTCTGTTTGGCGGTTACTACCAGCTTGTGACCGTGGACTCAGGCGCGAACGCGGCGGACGTGGTGGTAGGCAAGGTCGCTTTCGTTAAGAACACAGCCGCAGGAAATACGGCATTTACCGTTACCTCTGAAGGTGTGGCCACGGGCGCATCAAACGAAGTCGCTGGAATATTTTTGAACACGATCACCCCCGGAAACATTGGGGCCATCTGTATCGGAGGGAAAGTCAACATCAAGCTGAAGAACCCGATCACCAACGGTGGCGCGGCGGAAGGCGATGCCCTGTTTGCCGGTGGCGGTTCCGGAACGGTTGACGATCTCACGCTGGCCTCGGTGTTTTCCACTCTTTTCCTTAACAAGTACCTTGGTTACGCTTTGGCGGTTCCGGTATCGAATACCACCATCGCCATGGAAATCAAGGGCATTCTTGGAGTCTACTAATGCCTGGGCCGCAGCAGATCGTAACGCCAGCCGTGGGATTGGCTTCAGACCTTAACCTGAAGCTATCCGACTACACCGGGCCTGCGTCTTACTTGACGGGCGGAGTCACGGTAGGGGCTTCTGTGTTCGGATTATCCAGCGGACTCTATTTCGTTTCGCCGATGGACTTGACGGTAAGCGGAACGTTCTATGTCCGCATATTTTCTATTGCTGCGCCGAAAGCAAAGAACGTCAAGATCAAGTGGTTTACCGCTGCCACCAATGCGGAAGTCGGAAACGGAACCAACCTGAGCGCGGAAAAACTTCGCGTTCTAGCCTTCGGAGTCTAAGATGACAACCACGAATAACAATATGGTCGCCGGGAATATCGCGGCGTTAGGCGCGGTCGTACAGCTTCAGACCGATGGCCCCATGCTTCCCTCGGTAGGATCGGTTGCGGTAAAAGTCACGGGAAACTGGACAGGGACGCTGGTTTTTGAAGTCACTGTAGACGGAAATAATTTTGATCCCGTAGTCGCTACCCCGCTGGCCTCAAACGGTGGCCCGGTAATTACTTCTACGACCGCGAACGGCCTATGGGGAGTTAGCATCTTCGGTTATCAGGCGTTCCGCGTAAGGTCTTCGGCATGGACTTCAGGAACCGCCGTGGTCAGCGTTGACGGCACTACTGCTGCTCTGCCTACGCAGCCGCTTGCCTCAATCAGTGTGCTCGGGTCGAACCAGGGTGGCCCCCCCTTGTCTTCTGGTATTTCGATATCTACCGGGGCAGCCGGTTCCAATGCCACCGCAGGGCAAGACCCGGCAAGGAATTTTCAGGGGCAAGGCTACGCGCAGATGCAGCTTTTGCCGACAAACCCCGGCGATACGACCCTGGTATTTATTGATAACCCTTGGACTTCTGGACTCGATCTCAGCAACACGATACTTTTGAGCGGAGGAGTAAACGGAGCAGCGAGAGAGGAAGTAATCGTATCTCTCAACAACAATCCTTCCGCTGGCGCAGGGCCGACTACCGTCAACCTTCAGAGTCCGGTAGTTTTCTCTGGTTCAACCGCTGCTACGTTTGACACCTTCGCCCTCAATGGCCCCCAGAACGCGGGCGCTACGGTCATGGGAACCGCGACAGAGATGGTCATGCTTTACGATGCCTATGCATCCGACCCCAAGCGGCCTCTCAAGCCGTGGAACCAGGCGCAGTCCAACCCCGGCATGGGCGGAGTGGTGACGCAGCCTGACCTGATGGGCGGAAGCGACGAATCCAAGATGAGGCAGTATCTATCGGCGATTTTGTACGAAATGCGGGTAACGAACACGCTACTCGCGCAGTTGAAGGATGGCGGCAGCATGGAGATTCCAGTTAACTGGAGCGGATTGTCTGCCGACATAAATTAGTACCCAGGTGAAAACAAGGAGACGGTTATGCAGAATGAAGTAAAAAATTATTCTACAGGCGGCCAGAGTGTCGCCCGTGGAGCGGCGGGATTTGAAACCCTAACCATGGACGCACACGCACGTTACCAGCAGGCCGTACTGAACGGGAACTGCTTTATCTCGTCCAATCAATCGGGCGTAACGACCCAAGCCGGACTTTCGGCCACCACGCCGGTACTTACCCTGGCCAACCCCAAGGGCAGCACGAAGCTGCTTTCGGTGTGGTATGCCGGAGTTATTCTCAGCGTAGCGAACGTGGCTGCGGCTGTGGTATGGCTGGCGGCAAACGTTAACGTGGCTGCGGCGGCGGTTACGGGAACAGTGGCAACTTTCTCCAACTGTCTTATCGGCAATACGAACTCTCCGTCCGGGCAGATTTTGACGGCGGCAACCCTGCCAGCGGCCCCGATTGCCATTGCTACACTTGGCTCGGGACTTACGGGCGCTATCACGACGATCCCGTACCAGTTGGCGATGAACAGATGGTTTGACGGATCATTGATTCTCTTGCCCGGTTCGGCAATCAGTTTTCAGACCTCCACGGCTTCGGGCGCGTCATCGACCTTTGCCGAATTGATCTGGGAAGAGATTCCGCAGCAGGCATTGAACTCGTAAGAGGCCATCCGTCTCCTTCTAGTCGCGGCCCTGCTTTAAACACAGGGCCGCACTTGTGAAAGGCAAACATGGCAGATGAACTGAAAGCGGCAAGCGAAAACCTTACGGCAAAAACCGATGCCCTCAAGGCATTGGTGGCTACGAGGGAAACCCTCGGAAAGCAGATCGAGGACGCCAAGGCGGAAGTCGAGGCGGCGAAAGAGCAATTCGCCAAGGCCGCGCTGGATGTACAGCAAGAGGCGCACGATCTGGTAATCGCGTCCTAGTCCAACGTTAGACAGGCGGGTCTATAATTAGTGTATGCCATGGATAAAAAAAGAAGAGCAAAGACTATGGAGAGAAAGCAGGATACTTCCGCCTCGCGTAGCTGGAAGGATAAATAAGACAGAAAAATGTTGGGAGTGGAACGGCAACTTAACCGCTAAGGGCTACGCACAGGCCAGAATAGATATGAAAATGTATCGAGTGCACAAGTTGCTGTACGAGATAAAGTACGGCCCCGTCCCTGAAGGCATGGAGTTAGACCACACATGTAGAAACAAGAAATGCGTAAATCCTGACCACCTTGAAGCTGTAACTCATGCCGAAAATCTAGATAGACACTTCAGTTTATTCTGCCGCAAGGGACATCCTCGCACATCTATCAATACGGCAATCAGCGGACAGGGATGGAGATATTGCCTAGACTGCGAGTCTATCCGCACAACAAAGGACGGGTAAATTGTCATGGTCGTCAATGGCAGCGGAATTACAGGGAATCGTACCTGTCCCTAGTCCGTACACTCCTACGCTTGTCAACCGTGCATGGCGAAACGTCCAACGTGCATGGTTCTGGTCTTTCCGTTGGATAGACTTTTCAATCCCCACTCCAATCACCGTTACGACCGGAACAGTGACTTTAACCCGAGGTATAACGACGGTCACAGGTGACGCGGCGGCATCGGCGGCATGGGCCGCTATCCCCTCTGTGACTCCTATCACGTCACAGCAATTCAGGGTGGGGCAAGGGACGTTGTATAACATCATCGCCTATAACGGAACGAACACGATCACGCTAGACCGGGCCTATGTCGATACTCCCACGGGTGCTGGATCTAGTTACCAGATTTACGAGGTCTATTACTTCGCCCCGGTCAAGAATTTTGTATGGTTTGACGACATCCGCGATCCCGTAACGGGGTACTCACTGGCTACGACCAAGACCCGTTCCGAGATAGGGCAGACAGACCCGCAGAGACTTCAGCTTGGATTTCCGACCGCAGTAATCCCCTACCAGATCAATCTTCAGCCCGGAAACTTCTACGGGTTCCCGATGTTTGAGATGTGGCCCGCCCCGCAACAGGGTTTGACGTATGTTGCATCCGGGTACTGCTCCGCCAAAGACTTCGACAATACCAACCCCGGTTTCAGCGACACGGTAATCCCTCCATTGGGCGAGGACATCGTTATGGAAAAGGCGAAGATGCTTGGGTACGAGTGGGCAATAGCTAATCCTAAACTGGCGGGGTCGGGAGATTTTAAGTACCTTCATGGGGCAGCGGAAAAAGAATACAAGAAACTTCTGAATGAGTACATTTTCGTAGACGAAGAAATGACCAAGCGAAACACGATCCCGAAGGCCGAAAGTGACGGTTATGCGCTCAATCTTCCGTGGGTCGATATGGCGCAGGGGATTGCGGTTTTTCCGGGCTAGAGTATGGAAGCTAAACAGGGCACAGCGTTTCTCGGCGGGCAAAAGGTTGTCACTCAAGGCATCCAGAGCACTACGCTTGTTGATGCTTCTTATCCTGGTGCCACGGTAACGGTATTCAACTTTGGTACGACTACCCTTTCTACGATCTTTGCCGACAACATTGGGACTCCGCTGGCCAATCCTTTTACCGCATCTGCCCTGACCGGAGATTTTATTTTTTACGCGGCGAACGGCCATTACACAATTCAACTGTCAGGCGCGGGGATGCCCTCGACAGAGACGATTACGGACGTTCTGCTGAACGATCCTACGGCGTCCACAACCGTAACCGCGTCCGCCTTCATCTCTTCTTCTGCTACGCCTGCGACTTCCGGGGTTCTCAGGATGGCGACTGCCGATGTAGGGCCAGCGTGGAAGGCTAACTTGGGCGGAGCTGACATAGCTTTTACAAAGAACGCCTCAGACGTTGTAAACCTGAATACCGCCGTCACCCTTCAGGGTTCGCTATCGACGGGCGGCAATCCCATCACGGGAAGCGTAATTACCGGAACTGTAGGAACGTTCTCAGGCGCGGTGACGGGGCAGAGTTTCACGGGCGGAAGCAACGCCAGCCCTAACACGTTCGGCAATACGGTAATCAATCAGTTCATCGGAACTGGTCTAATCGTAAACGGAAACGCGGCAATCACGGGGACCATTACGGCTGGGGCCATCACTGGAACGTCCTACACTGGCGGGCCTATCGCGGTAACTAATGGCGTGTTCTCCGGCAACGTATCGGCGGCGGCCATTTCAGGGACTACGGGATCATTTTCATCGAACGTCACCGTCACAGGGACTCTGGCGATAGGCGGCGGAACTGCTTTAGCCAGCAGTAACCAGACGGGAACGGGGAATATAGTTCTATCGAATACCCCGACTTTAGTAGCTCCGGTTTTGGGAGTAGCGACGGCGACAAGCATTAACGGGCTGATAATTTCTAGTACCACGGGAACCTTCACCCTTACCAATGCCAAGACCTTCGCGGTAGACAATTCGATTGAGTTAGCTGGAACGGATGGAACCAAGCATACCTTTGCCGCGACTGCTCCCACGGGCGGAGTGCTGGCTTACGGAGTACTGAAATTCCAGCAGTTCACGGCCAATGGAACATTCACTATTCCAGTAGGGGTGACGGCGGTAAAAGTCATAGTCGTTGGCGGCGGCGGAGCAGGCGGCGGCGGGAACGGAGTGAACGCAGGCGGAGGCGGCGGAGGAGCAGGCGGTCTTGCAATTAAATGGCTCTCTGGATTGACTCCTCAAAACACGATAGTAGTTACTGTAGGTAACGGAGGAACTGGAAATGTAAACGCTACCGGAAATACCGGCGGAGCGTCTAGTATCGCCAGCGGGACTCAGGTCATTACCACGGTAACCTCTAATGGAGGTTTAGGCGGAGTTGGCGGAAATGCTGGAGCAAACAGTGGCGGGGCTGGAGGAACGGCCACAAATGGCGATATTAATTTCAATGGGAATGCAGGCAATCTTACGTGGTTAGCCGCGCCAACGGTGGGAGCGCTAGGCGCGGCTGGGCCATTTGGAGCTGCCCCATTGCAGGGAGCAGCTGGGAGTGCTAATTCAGGGGCTGGAGGCGGTGGAGTATTTGCGAATGCCGCCGGAGCTGCGGGCGGATCAGGAATCGTGATATTTGAATGGGCGCAGTAATTACTGCTTTCTCATTTCTGCGATCCATCCCCCGCCATTGTGATGCGGTACGAGGATGCAAAATGATCCATCAAGAAAGCAGTACATGGCGAACTCATCGAAACCAACGGTAGAAGGACATTGACCTTGAGTAGCGTTAAATATTCCGGGTTCTCCGTAGTACGACATGGGGGTAATCACTCCGCAGGTGAAGGAGGGAGATGGATTCGTCAAGTTGCTAACGGACGGATTGAGCGCGACATTGTAGATGGACGACAGGGAATAGTTTCCATTTGCAGAAAAAGATATTATCCCCGATTCCGCGAACTGATTAAGGGAGCCGTCGCTTTCGAAGATGAAAGAACCCGTAAGAGTGGATGCTGTAGTTATGGACTTGTCGCGCCAAAGTTTACCTTGCCACGCTCTTCCGGGTTCAGAACTTACCACGGTGCAGTAATCTCCGGAAATCTTACAGAACATGTGCTCAGGGGTCATCCAGAAAGACCCGGACAGAATGCTCAAAGAAATTGTTCCGAAGCCTTGCGAGTCAATGGAATAGATTCCACGGGATGCCGCATTGGGCGACGTGATGTAAGAGCCGCCCCGATTGTAGGTAGTGAACACGGAAATAATGTTTCCGTTGCCATCTGCATTGATGACTCCTCCTTCCACGAATGGGGTAGATGCATTCACGGTATGGAGTTCGGAGCGAAATATATAGCGCCCACTGAAAATAGAATTCGCGGGAGTGGTTTGTTGTTGTGCATGGGCGGTGTTGCCGCCGCAGCAAAGCAGGAATGCGCTGGACATCAGCAGTAAGACAGTGAAGAAAGTTTTCATAAACCGTATGTTATCAAACTGCGCTGAAGGTGTCAACAGTAAAGTCTAACGTTGGACTTGAGGGTTACAATAGATTCGAGGAAAAAGGGAAAATATGACTAAGAACTTTTTAACGTCAAAGACCATTTGGGGTATCGTCACCATGATTGTCGCCCAATTCTTTCCCGGCTCTGTGGACATCACTACGATGCCCACAGACGCGCTGGGATGGGCAAAGGTGGCCGTATCTCTAGCCGGGGCGTTGCTGGCCCTATACGGGCGATGGAAGGCCAATACGCCCCTAACCATTGGGCCATCTCAAACCCCGGTGAGTGTGGTAAACGCATCTCAGAAGTAGGAGGATTCCATGCTGAATGCTTTGACGATACTTGTGAGACCTTTTTCCCTACGGGACGGGATCGAGATCGTTCTGGTTCTTGTGGTCTGCGGGTTTGCGTTGTGGCTGCTGGTAAATTACGTAAAGATGCAGCCGCCATTTCCGCAGATTATTATTTTTGTTGTGGTCGTCATGATGGTATGGTGGCTACTGACAAGGTTCGGTGTCTTATGATTGATTCGGTTACCAAAGAACTGTTAAGCGGAGACAGGTTATTCTACGAGTGGACTGGTCTGGAGAAAGTCCTGACCATGATAGACGGCGGGGGAGCGGATACGGGAGGGCCGAATGTTTTGCCTCATGGCAAGTCAACATGGAAGCCGGGAACCGATACCAGTCCCGCTCTGCTGGAGTTTTCTCCCGCCAAGCGTCCATCGGGTAAACCTTGGGACAATCTGTATCGTTACGGAACGATATCCCGCACCCCGCCGAAGATTGTTTACGCCGCATGGGAGTTAGAGTTTTCCCTGCAAGCCGCAGACCTTCCCGGCAACGCCAGAGAGTTTGAGATTGAACTGTGCGAAGCGGGATGGACGTACAACATGGCATGGCAGTACAAGTGGTCGCATGTGGACGGTCCTCCGGCGTGGAGTTTATTCGATCAGGTTGCGGGTAAGTGGGCTGCCGTTCCGTCTATTCCTCCGCCATCCGTAAAGTCTGGGGTATTTGTTTCCGCGCAGGCATACTTCATTATCGACCGCGCCAATGGAGTTACCTACCACGATTCTATTGTCATTGACGGGGCAACCTATCCGGTGAATCTGGCGCACGGGAAGAAACTGAAGTGGTCACCGCAGACCAACTACCTACACAATGCGGTACAGATTGATTCCATGGGGAACGGGGTTCCGTGTTCGATACAGATTAAGAACTGGAACGTGCGGGGTCTATAGGTTTAACCATGAGCATAGACTTCAAGAACCGCCGTAAACCCGACAGATTGCAATGGCTGCTTGTGTGGCTTATGGGCATGGTGGCCACTGGAACTGGTTATCAGATAATCCAGAATCAGGCTAACGCGGTAACTCGTTCCAAGGTTGAGATGCTGGCTGAGCGGGACAAGAGCCGGGTGGAACAGTGGCAGATTGATCTCATTAATTATCAACTACAGGTTATCTCCGATCAGCAAAGGGAAGTAGTCAAGCAAATAAAAAACAAGAAAGCAGGAGTAGCGCATTAGATAGAGACGTGCCTAAGGGTAATCTTCGGGAGAAGGACTACTTAAACGGAGCACGATCTCAAATGGCCGCAAACCCTGAACCGCTGGAAGAACTTCTTGCCCAAGTCGAGAGCATGCAAAACATGCTCAGAGTCAGTCTGTCCGATTCCGCCGACGTAGCGGAGTTGAAAACCAAGATGGAATTTCTATGGGGCAACGGGAAGCCCGGAAAAATCACTGAACTTGAAAACTCAGACCACAGGCTAACGCAGGCTTACTGGTACATGCGGGGGGCGTTGTGGGTGATGCTTGGACTTCTGGCTACTTTTGTTTTGCCCTTGACGATATGGCTAGTGGAAAAGTACTTAGAGGCTCATAAGTGAAGATGGCATGGACGATAAACCCAATCCCGGCCAGCCAGCACAGGTTCCATATAAATGGGCTAATGCCCACATAAAGGCGATGCAGGGCGGCAACCGATTGGGCGGCGAGAAGAAAGCCGAAGCCCATGACCAGGGTTTCGTATCTGCGGACGGAAGAAAAGATAATGGAAAAGCAGACGGAGAGGATCAGGAAGGTAAGGCAGAAAATCTCATAAACCAGCATGTGCTGGGTCGGGTATTCCGTACCCCAAACGGAACCCGGCTTACCGTTTACAATGGTGGCAAGAACTATTACAGCCGGGATGATTCTCTTCAGCGTGCGCGGAAGTCTTGGGCAGACAAGGACTACAAGGTCAGCGGTGATAAACCCTTGAAGGACAAGTAGGGCCATGATTGAGTACCATTGGGCATAGATGAAACTCGGCTGGCGATAGACAAAGAAAAACAGTAAATCAAGAGCGGCCATCGCTCCGAAAAAGATTTTCAATGAGCGAAGAAAAGGGTACTCTATAGCGAAGAATAGTCCAGCATCTATCGCTACTGTTCCCCAGAGAAAAACGTAGTCCAACAAGGAGAATTTAATCATGCCCAAAAAAGTCGTTCTTGCCTTTCTGCTGGCCGTAGCCCTGCTTACGAGCGGGAGCGCAGCGTTGAGAATTATTGTCAATCATAAACCTGTGGCAATCGACCGCCCCTGGCCACCTTTATGTTTTCCGGGTGAGCCGTGTCCTGTTAGCCGCTAAGTTATCAAACCAAAGCATCCGTGTCAAGGAAAATTAGGCGCGGATGCTAGTCTAACGTTAGATGGCGATAGCCTTTGTCCAATCCCGCTCAGTGGCCGGTTTATCGCTTGCCTATACTGGAAACGTTACCTTGGGAAATCTATTGATCGTGGCCGCTGGTTCGCGGGATGCTGGCGGCGGGGTAACGTTCGCGGTGTCCGATACGCAGGGCAATATATATAGCTCTCTGGCCCTGGTGGACGCCAATTCTATTTCTGGCGGCAGAGGGCAGATATTTGTCGTCACGGCGAATGCGACTGGGGCGAACACGGTAAACCTTGCGACGGGAAGCGCGACTCCCCAGCTTTTAATCCATGAATTCTCCGGGGTAACGTCAATCGACGTATTCACCTCGGCTATCGGAAGCGGGCAGTCGCAGGATTCCGGGCCGGTGTCCACTAGAGTTGCGGCGGAATTACTGTTCGGCTTTGTTCTACTGGCAAGCGCCCAGTTAGCCCTGACGCAAGGGGCGGGATGGACGCTGGCGGAAACTCTTGGGGTAGACGTGCTTACCGAGTGGCAGATAGTTGCGGCCAAAGGCACGTTTAACGCTACCAGCACAAGCACGGCTATATCTAAGGGAACAAGCCTTTGGCTGGCCGAGATAGCGACCTTCAACGCGGCCCAAGCCTCAAGCGGGGATTACTGGATAGGCGGTCGCCAGCATGAAACCAAGATCATCCTTCCGGGGTATGCGAATGCTGCGCTTACTCCAGACGGAAAACCGTTCCCAATTCAGAGTTCTCCGTGGTAAGGTAATATTGTCTACTCAAGCTGATATGCTCACCACTGAAATTGTCGGCGCTACACTCAATAAACTTACAGCGATGCATTTATTGCCTCTCCTCCATAACGGAAGAAAAATGTTGGTATGCCGATGCGAGTGCGGCCGAATTGCCATTACGAGAATAAATAAGTTTATAAGCGGTCATACGAAAAGCTGCGGATGTCTTCATATAAAACATGGCATGAAAGGTTCCAGGGAGTTCAGGTCATGGGTGAGTATGAAAACGCGCTGTTATAACGCTAAGCACGATAGTTATAAATATTACGGCGGGCGCGGCATCTCTGTATGTTCTAGGTGGCTCAATTCCTTTAAGGACTTTTACGCCGATATGGGGCCGCGTCCAGACGGCCATACTCTTGACCGTATAGACACGAACGGCAATTACGAGCCATCTAATTGCAGATGGTCGGATCATTCAACGCAAATGAAGAATCGCAGGAGAAGAATAAAAACACACTGCGCCATGGGTCACTGTATGGATATAGATAATACTCTTGTTTCCAAGGGAGGACGCAGAAGGTGTCGCACGTGCATCCGAGATTACAACCGAAAATATAGTCTTGGAAGGAGGGCGGCTTAAGTGGCCCAAGCCTTCGGAAATCCGACAGGGCCGACTTACTGCTTTGGCAGAATCAACGTAGCAGTTCCGGGTACTCCCGCGCCGTTAAATCAGAACGTGTCCAACAATACCGCCTTTGGCACAGCCGCGAATCCGGCGACCATGCGCTGCAATGAAATCACCTTCAAGGCTCCGGGGGGTACGGGCGGGGCCGGGGGAAACGCGGCTAACGTAGGGAATGTTTATGTTTGTTTCAAAGGCGGAAACCGTACAATCCAGAATTCCGTGATCGTAGACCTCCAGCCGGGGCAGGGGTTCGTGTTAAGCAATGCGGGACTGACTTCGCCCTTCGACCCTACTCAATTCGTGATCGACAGTGATTCCCCCAACGACGGCTGCCGGGTTTCAGCGATTATCGTATGAAAAATCTCTGGCTAAAATTCGATGCTTGGATTGGCCGTATATGGCGGAGAAATAAGACTAGTCCAACGTTAGGCATTATTCCCCGTCCTACGGTCAGGTACGTGCGTAAGCCGGACTTTATTTCTACCCGTCCAACGGACTCGGGTTCGAGGTTCTTTTGAGAATATCGCTATGGCTTTAATACCTGTAGGCAGAAATCAGTATGCCATTGTTGATGATGACGACTACGAATTCCTTATGCAATGGGAATGGCATGCCGAGCTTCAAAGAAATGCGGCATTTGTTAGGTATTACGTGATGAGAATGGAAGGGCCGAGGGGCGATAGTCATAGAATATATATGCATCGGGAGATACTCAAGGCACCAAAAGGAATTTTGGTTGACCACGGGGATGGCGACGGACTTAATAATAGGCGGTCTAATATCCGCTTAGCCACAAAAAGCAATAATCAATGGAATAGAGGGCCGTCTAGGCGTAACACGAGTGGGCATAAGGGTATCACGTGGGATAAGTCAATGCAGAAATGGAAAGCGGCCCTTATGCATACAGAAAACGGCAGCAAGAGAACAATCAATATTGGGAGATACGAAAGCAAAGAAGAGGCATTAAGAGCGTACAGAAATGTTGCCATGCGGATGCGCGGTGAGTTTTTTAGATGCGAGCCGTTTTCCATGGAGCGTAGATAAATGCCGTACTCTCAATTAAGTTTTCTGTCTGCAAGAAATTCGCTAGCTCAAAGGTTGAACGATCCAAATAAAATTTACTGGACGGATGCGGAGTTGAAGCTCTACGTTGCCGATGCTCTTAGATTTTATAATTGTCTCACGGGAGACAACAAGCAAAAATATCCGCTATCGATTCCCGTTTCTAATCCGGTCTGGTTTGATCTTCAGACAATCAGCGGCTCTCCGCGTCAGGCGACTTTCACGGATCAAAACATTTACCTGAGATTGACCTATCAACTTCTGGAACCTCCGTCCTCTACTGCTGTGATAGCAAGCAATCAATTCTCTCAAGATGATTTAGTGCAGGCGGTACAGAGAAAGCGGGATGAATTTCTTTTTAAGACGGGATGTACGAGCGTCGTAGAAACTTTGCCCGTGACTCCAAATGTATCAACTATTGTCCTTCCGCAGAACGTAAGTCAGGCAAGGCGGGGATATTGGCTTCCAAATTCCGGTACGGCTTTCCCGGTATTTAAGACGGACGAATTCGCGACCTCTTGTTTTGCTCCGCAGGATGCGTTTTCTCCCGGCCAGCCAAGATCGTTTTCCGCCGGAGTGGAACCGCCATTAAGCCTTGAGTTAGTCCCTCCGCCGGACAGGGCAGGTACGCTAGAATGCCTTGCAATCGAGTCCCAAGGCGTTTTAAGCCCCGCGCAAGCCACAACCCTGCTTCTACCCTCAGACTTTGCCCCGGCCCTTACGTGGGGTTCTTTGGCGGATTTATTGAGTTCAGGAATGGAAAAGCAAGACCTTCCGAGAGCGCAGTACGCAAGGCAGAGATTTGATGAATACGTACAGTTGATGGGCGCGTATCCGTTTGTATTTTCAAGTAAGGTAAACGGAGTCCCGTTGGCCGTGGATGCGGTCGAAAGTTTGGACGCTTTCAGTCCGGCATGGCGCACAACCGTGGCGAACCCCCTTAATTTAGGGTTATCAGGCCAGAACCTTGTGGCCTTCCCTACGAATCAAGCGATGCAGATAGTTTTGCTGCTTTGCGCGAACGCGGCGATTCCGGTAGTGGATGGAGATTTCATCCAAGATGACGCCGCAACTTTAGACTGTCTACTTGACGAAGCGCAGTCAATCGCTGTCTGTAAGATGGGCGGAGTAGAAGCCGCGCAAGCCGCCGATCTACATGGAAATATTATCAAGCTGGCAGCGGAGAGACGGAGTAAAATAAGAGCCATGAGTTGCTTCTCTGACATCCTTTACGGTCGCACTCAGCGGGAAAATCAAATGGCACCCATGGAAAGCGTTGCCGAATGAGGCAAAGGCAAAATAGAGCTACTCCCGGAACCCTCCCTACTACTTGCAGTAGATGGTTTAGGATTATCCCCCGCATTAACAAAAGGCTCTGTCGTTGTAAGACTAAAAACAGGATGCGCCAACTAATACGCCTGAAAAAGTTTTGCATGGAAATATCAGGAGGCTATGGCCCGAACAGGCAAAGCAGAGCATTCTGGGGATATATAAAAAGTAGGACTAAGAACAAAACCGAGAAAGACATGGTGCATTTCAAGACGGGAGTCTGTGTAAATAATTCAATCAGAGAGGCAATCGAGAGATTCTCTAATGGCTGATTACTCACGTCCGGCATCTGGTTTTAGGCTTATCGGCGGAAGACTCAAGACGAACTCCTCTGCTGATGCAATGCCGGAAGATTGCTATCCATATTTGCAGAATACCCGTTTTTACAATGAATCTTCCGTTACCTCCCGCCCTCCGATTGTGCAGTCTCAACCCGCGCCGTCAGGTAACACGGGAACGGTTCTATCTCTTGAGCCTACGATTGGCATTTACAAAATAGGCACCAAGATTTTCAATCAAGGGACGGCGATAGATACGGGATACGCTTCGGGTCTTGGGGCTTCCTTATGTCCGTTCCGGCCTAACGCTAGCCCGAATGCGTATGAGTACGTTTTCGATCAGGCGAAAGCAAGTAAGGTTTTTATCCCGTCATCCGGGCCTGCGGTAGTCAATAAAGTTGGAATCGCGGAACCGCAGAACTCGCCGGAAGCGTGTATTGACCACTTTAACGTTTTCCCTTTTAACGGTGCGGCGGCAACATGGGCCAATACCGGAACTGCCGGAGCCTTGACGGACGTAAACCGCGTGACGGATACGGCGGTTGCTTTCTTTTTAGACCCAGCGGCGGTGTCACCGATTCTTGCGCCTAGATATTCGATGCAGGTAGGGACTACAGTCAGTTATTCGGTAGGAGAGCTTCTTTCGGTTGTTAACTCAAGCGGCGGTTCGGCGGCGATGATCGTGCAGGACGTTCTACCCCCGGCGAACCAGCAGACCACGCTTTCAATTCTTAGCATCTTTTACTTCACTGGAAACACGGGACGCTGTGTAATCGTTCCATCGCAGATGCCCGTCAATAATACCGCGCCTCAGTTTGAAGGAAATAATCCGGTAGGGGATTCGATTAATACGCAGCAGTTGATTTCCGCTCTCCGCAGGGGGTCGTTAATCAGCATCGGCACAGGTGGAACCAAAGAGACCGTATTTGTCTTGAGCGCGACTCTGGGGCCGCAAAACTCCGTATGCTTTGAGTGTATAACGGTCAATCCTCACGCTGCCGGGGAAAGCATGACGGGAGTCCCGGCGGTATCGGTAAGTTTCACTGAGGCCCCTAGTCTTTTGACGGGGCAGGCAATTTCAGAGAGCGCGATCAATTCTTCTATCGCTGTTGGAACAGGGTTAATTACCAAGACCATTTCAGGGGCTAATAACCCGTTTATCAACCAAGGATTTTTGTCAGACCCGACCCTTGCCACTCCGCAACAGGATGATTATGTCCATATCAGCCTGAATATCGCTGACGTGACATTGGTTACTAACATCCGTATAGCGTTTGACGTAAACAACGGGGCAGCGGACTTTACCTCTAATTTTTTCTACCATGACGTAAGGCCCAACGACCTGACATCGGCGGTTGCGGGTACGCAGTCTCAGTTGGGCGCGGCCCAAGTCGCTTTACAGCGCAACATTATTGACCTCTCGATTGGTAATCCTGACATTATTCCGTCCATAAACCCGCTAGGAGTAAATCGCCTTCCGGTAAGTCCGGTAGCGGGTACGACAGACATCAACACTTCCGACCAAACGACTCTAGGCACTTCGCAATGGTCTGAGGTCATGTTTCCGATAAGCACTCTTACAAGAGTGGGAAACGATATGACCCGGACGCTGGCGAACTGCCAGAGCGTACAGCTTCAATTAACCGTGACAAATACGGATGTCATTAAGTTTGGGGCATTCTGGGTTGAATCCGGCGGTCAGCCGGACGTAGGGGATGCGGGGATACTTTATTTCTACCGCGTGAGGGGAAGAAATTCCGTCACGGGAACCAAGGGTAATCCGAGTCCCGCGACAAGGTACGGAGTGTCACCGCGCAGGCAGAATGTAATCGTGCCTCTGCCGAGTCCTTCTTATGATTCACAGATTGACACTTGGGACGTATTCAGGTTTGGCGGAAGCATTACGGAGTGGAGATACGTAGGGTCTGTGCCTTCAACTTCAACCACGTTTACCGATACGATCTTCGATCTTGCGATTACTAACAACGAATTGCTCTCGTTCGATAATCTTGAGCCATTTCCTTCCATTGGGCCACCTGTCAGGACATCTACCGCCTCGATTACGGGAACGGCCATGCAGGTGACTTTCCCGACGGCGGCATCTAACCCCGCAGGGTTTGGGACTTTATCTCAGCTTGGGAATCTTCTCCCTGGAAACGTGATTACCGTGGGAGCGCAGAAGTACACGCTGGAGAAAAGGCCGACTTTGGTAAGTACGACGCCGGGAACGCAGACCTATCTTTTCCGTTTGGTGGAAAACGCTAATAACCTGACTAACCCCTTGGTAATCATTCAAGAGCCTAACCTTGCCGCCCAGCCTACGAACAGAGTCTGGGGGCCGGACGCGCAAGGGGTGTTTTTCTCCGTCATGGCCGGAGCTACAAACAATAACGGGATAGGGCTAAGGCCGGGGTTGATTCAGTGGACAAACCCAAACGATCCTGACGCGGCGGCGGCTTCTAATACGAAAGAGTTATGTCCGCCTACGGAGCCATTTGTTAATGGTGCTATTGTTTCAGGTTATCCAGTAGTTTTCTCTGCTAGTCGTGCATGGTCTGGAATCCCTCAGTCGGATGGTTCTTATGCATGGCGAGGTATACCTGTAAGCGCAGGACTTGCGGCGGAGTTCGGAATCTGCTCGGACGGGAACCTTGTTTACTACGTTGCAAAGGACGGAATCCGGGCATCGCAGATTGGCAACTCTCAATCATTGACCGATTTAGACCTCTATAATATTTTCCCGCATGAGGGTATTTTCCCTGCTAACTATAGCTACGCAGGGCAAACGGTTTTTGCTCCTGAATACAGGTTCGCGTCTAACGTTAGACTTGCCTGCGTAAACGGATTTCTCTATTTTGACTATCTGGACTCAAGCCAGAACCAAAGGACATTGACCTGCGATCTAAGGAAAACCGCATGGTGCGTTGATGTCTATAGCGGTACTGTCAGTATCCATGCCGGGACTACGAATCCCGCCTCTAACCAGAAAATACCCGCGTCCGCTACTCGTAATCAGCAGCTTTATTTGGGGGATACTACAGGGGCAATCTACAACGAGCAATCGACGCTCACCCAGAACGCGGGAGAGGTTATATCGTGCCTTGCCGTTACCAGAGAGGAGATGGTAGGAGACATTCGGGCCAATAAACTCTTTGGGGACGCGGCGATAGATTGTCTTGCGGCGGGTTCGAATATGACCGTGACCCCGATATTTTACGGTACGGCATTTGTGACTTCCACAGTCATCGCGGGCGGTCAATCGTCAAGACCTAGCTCTCCGCCTACGATCAATCTTTTGGGTGAGCAGATCAAGAGAAGCATGGGGTTATCTATCGCATGGACAGACCAAGGGACTTCTTCTTCGGTATTCATGTGGCAAATCAGCTATGTCACTCAGCCAGAGGATATTTCCAACCGGATAACCGACTGGGACAACGCGGGTACGCAGGTCAATAAATTCTTTCAGGGATTCCAGATTGAGTGCGACACGCTAAACGCGATCAAGAGTCTAATGGTAAGAGACGGGGACGCTTTGGCCCTGCATTCTTTTGTCTCTGATAATTCCGCTCTTTCCGCTGGACAAGTGAAAGCCAACGGGCAACAGGTCATAACCTGCAGCTTCCCGACTCCGTTCCGCGCTCACTTGGCGAGGATTGAGCCGCAAGACCTGAATACGTGGAGATTATTCCGGGTAACTTTTATTGCGGAGCCTACGCCGGAGTTTGCCTTGAACTGGATAACGCAGCCTACTTCTCACGGGCTTCCGGGGTATCAGCACTTGAAGCAGATGCTTGTCCCTTACAGTGCGACCGCTCCGGTTACGATGTCGGTTACAGTGGACGGAGTTACAAGCGCATTCACGCTTCCCGCAACTTCTGGATTCGTCAAAACGCTGTTGCCGTTTTCCGCTTTGCTTAAGGGTCTGGTATTCCAGTATTCCGCGACTTCAACTCAGCCCTTCGGAATATGGAATGATGATTTAGAGGTTTTCCTGAAGGCATGGGGCGACTCAGGGCCGTACCGGAACATAAAACTCTTGGGTGATAGCATGGGGCCACGGGCGACGATTTAAAAGGAGCAGCCATGGAAGTTAAAGTTTCAAAAATAGAAAAGACTCCCTACGGAAACCTGCAATTTGCCACAGAGGTCGCATGGTCGGCTTTAGTGGACAGGGCCATACAGGACGGACTTCTGCCGAAAGGCGACAGACCAAACGGGTTGATGTATATGCCTACGCAGGGAGTAACGCAGCAGTTCAAGAATGCGTGTCGGGCGGTGATTGCCGATCTTGGGGTGACGGTAGAAAATGCCTGACCCATGGTATCCAGAACGTAGCCACTTCAAGACCCATGAGGAATGGTCTGCTCACGTCGAAACCCTGAACATCGTTTACGAGCAAAAGGCCAAACTGGAAAAGGCGATAACGGATTTAAAGAAAGTCGCCAAGGTTGCCGAGTCTAACGTTGGACAAACTGCCGGGGGGCCGCTGAATACTACGATAGTGGGGCTGGCGGTGACACCGGGGCAACCGAAGGCAGGCGATACGATTAGATACGATACCGCCACTGGTCAATTTAAATTTGGAGCCTAAGCATTGGGAGCGCCAGTTAAATTAAATGGGATGACGTTCGGTAGATTGAAGGCCATAGCTCCTACCCGGTTTCGGTTGCATGGGAACGTAAAATGGCTATGCAAATGTTCCTGCGGAAATATAACTATTCCTACTGCTCGGTCATTAGTGTCCGGCCACACCAAGAGCTGCGGATGTCTACAGCCAGAGAATGCATTAAAAGCAATCACGAAGCATGGTCATAGTACAAGGCTAAGGACTAGCCCTACGTACAGGTCTTGGCTTTGCATGAGAAATAGATGTCTCGATGAAAAAAATAAGGCATACCATAACTATGGTGGGCGCGGAATAAAGGTATGCGATAGATGGAAGGACTCATTCCCAGACTTTTTGGCAGATATGGGGCAAAGGTTAGACGGTATGACTATAGACAGGATTGATGTTAATGGAAACTATGAACCAGAAAATTGTAGATGGGCAAACTGGAAACAGCAGGGCTCTAACCGTAGACCTATCAGGGCGACCCCTGAACCTATATACGGTTTATCTGGATGTTAAATACCAGTTTGACTCCCGCTACTTTGGTGGTACTATCTCCTTTCGGAGAAAAGAATGCCTGCCTTTGGATCAAAAACAGGGCCAATTTATCCTCTCGGACTTTTCACCGTTGCGGTTATCGGGACGGTCATTCCCCTCAGCACGAACGTCCCATTGACTGATGCCGCTGGAACTGCCGCTAATCCTTCCCCTCTGAAATGTGCGTCCATCAAAGTGATGAACGCCAGCGCAGCGGGGAACATCTTTCTTTGCTTCAATGGCACAACGGCGGCGGCGAATGCTGGCACGGGAGTAATCCTCCATGTTCCCCCGTTACAGGAAAGAACGATAGAATCGAACGCGGGAAGCAATCAATTCTCCGTCAATAACATGTCCCTTGATACCGATGCGGGCGGGACAAAAGCCTTTGTGACGCTGGTTATTGAATGATCGACACGAAAGAAAAAGTCGAATACAAGATGCTGGCGGGGCCGTCGCTGGAGCCGTTACTACGGAAGATGGTTGAGCAGGGAGAGCCGCTGCCGAATATCGTTCTTACCGTGGCGTTTGTTGCCGTGGATGAAAGCGGAGAGATCAAGGCGCATTGCGTACTGCAAAGTCTGCCCGTTGCGGAGCCGATGAATGCCGAAGTCGGATATGGTGAGCACCTGAAGCCATTGTTCGAGATGATGAAAGATTTTGTTTTGAAAAGCGGTGCTCCTAGAGTATTGAGTCATACTTCGCACCCTGCTATGAGACGGATGCTTGAAAGAGAGGGAGCCATGGCTCTCGGAGATCAGCTATACGACTGGCGGAAGGACGGGTAGCTATATTTGCGGCGGTAGCTCAGCGGCTTCTGACAGAAAAACGCAGTTGAAGGCCGGTAGTGACGTGTCCGGCGGCATCGACACCCTAAAGCAGTTTGCCTCTCAGTTATTCCCTCAAGGCCAAGCCGATACCAAAACAGGTCTTAGTGATGTCAAGGGTGGATTATCTGATACAGAGAAGGCGTCCAAGTATTATTCCGATATCCTATCTGGCGACCCTACGAAGGTGATGGCGGCTGTTGCCCCTGAGACGAAGGCGGTAGGGGCGCAAGTCGATCAGGCGGTAAAGTCTACTGATACTTCGGGAAACCGGACAGGCGGGGCGAACGCCGGACTTCAGGACACAAAGTTTAAGGCGTCTGGCGCGGTAGGAGATATTATTGCCAAGGCCAGAGGCGGAGCGGCGGGAGGACTTGAAAGGACGGGAGCATCCAAGGCCGGAACTGGATTAGGAGAGGCCGGAATTGGGGTATCGGAAACCGGGCAGGGATTAGGCGCGGAATCCGCTGCCACCAATGCCGCACTCGGATTGTACGGGGAAGCCGCACAAAGCCGCGTGCAATCGCAGAAAATTCACGATGCTGCGGTACAGCAGTGGGCTGATTTAATCGCTACTGCTCTGGTAGGTGCCTAATGCCCGGCGGCGATCTGGCGAGAATATTCGGCACGGTCTTCAATAAGGCCGAAGAGAAAGCTAAGGCCGAAGAAGAAAAAAATAACAAGGCCAAGCAGGAAGACATTCAGATGTACCAGAAGGTCTTGTTTGACCCTAACTCATCTCCTGAGCAAAGACAGAAGGCCGCAGACCAGATAACCAAGTTAAGAGGAGTCAATAAAAAAGAATCTCCATTCGGGAAGATTGCCGGACTACTGAATCATGTCAGTTCCCGCACCAAGGGCAATCAGCCGATGGATGAAACCAATCCTGCTACGGGAAAACCTCCTATCCCAATCCCGAATGTTGGGGTAGTGCCGCAATCGGAAGTCCAGTCTAACGTTGGACAACCCAAGCGGGGCGGGGCAATGGCGGCAATGGGAAAGCTATTGCAAGGCGGACATCCGCAGCAATTACCCCCGTTAGACCCTTCGGTATTTCCTACGGCAACCGATGTTGCTACAGCGCAGGCAAACGCGGAAAAGATCACTCACGTCAACCAGTTCAAGCAGGTACAGCAGGATTTTAAAGAGGCCTTTGGCCGTGATATGACCCCGGCTGAGGTGGACACGCATTTCAAGTTGACCCCTCCGCCGAAGATCACTACAAAACTGGAGCAGGACCCGAACTCTTCTACGGGATGGAGTTTCGTCAGTTACGATCAGGTTTCAGGGAAAGAATATTCCCGGCAGCAGAACGCGCCTCCGCAGAGAGGGTTAATCACCTCTGAAACCGATACGACCACCACTGACCCGGCAGGGCAGACTACAAGAACGCATTCGGTACGGAAGCCCGTTCTAGGCGGCAAGGGGAATTCAGAGACTTCTACCCCGCCGAAACGCCAGCTAACGCCCATAAGTCAACCTAAGACGACTGCGGGCCATCCTGGAGCACCATCCAAGGGAATCTACGACAAATACGGCCTGGATCATAACGGCGAGATTCCGGCCACTGCCGGCGGAAATCCTCAGTTACGCGAGGGGGCCAATCAGTTGCTTGACGGGCAGGATATAAGCAAGCTGAAGATGCCGACCAAGGATGTAATGGCGGCGGCTGAGCTGGCGAGAAAGTACGGATGGTCGCAAGGGAAGTTCACGCCTAAAGAGCAGGTCATGCTGCGGGAATCGACTACGTTCCTGAAGACTGCTTTGGACGATAAGGCGTTAAAGGCTCTAGACGGAGATTTTACGCAGCGGATGAAGATGGCGCAGGTAGCCAAAAACCCGGACAAAGAAGGAATGCTTGGACGGGGATTAAGTGTGGTTGCCGCGCAAAACCTGACGGAAGATCAAAAGAATTTCATTCAGATTTACAATCAGCTTGTTGGAACCATTTCAGGCTTGGCTCAGTTGGTAAGGTCTGGACGGGCTACAGAGGCCACGATTGAAAGGCTTAAGGCGGAACTGCCTAACCCCGTCTCTACCAAGGACTCTAAAGACGCGAGAGAGAGAATCCAGAGGATACTTAAGGAAGTGGACGTAGCCATGCAGAAGGGTACGTTCACGGGACAGGACTCAGGCAAGTCTCCGTCCAACGTGGAAGATATTCTCAGGAAGCACAAAGTCATTGACTAATCTAGGAGTGAAAATGGATTACCCTGCTACCGGAATACAAGGGCCTCCATATGATGGCAAACCATGCCCTATGTGTCCCATGGAAGTCCGTAATTTGGCTGCTATTGTCCACAACCTAGCATGGAGATTAGATGATTACCTACAGAATGGCGCATCGCCCTGCAAGGTAATCGAAAAATTCCATGCGATGAAAGCTGCGGTCGATCAAATGTTCGGCCATTGCGATTGGCCGAAAGAGCTGAGGTTGTTATATGACATGGCGTCTTCTGCATCACGGTGTGAAACGCTGGGAGCGTTATTGAAATACAAAACAATTCTTAAGTCCGCATCGGATGGCGTCCAGCCTTTATCCGATGCGCACTTTGCAGACAGAAAACATTCGCATGGGAGCTGACGATAAAATCACGCAGGAAGATGCCGCTTCTTACCTGGAGAGTGATGCCTACGCCAAACTTCCGCAAGCCAAAAAAGACGAAGTAATCAAGTTCCTTAAGACGAACATGGTACGCGGAACCATGGGAACCCCCGATACTGCCGAAGACGTAGCCAGACGCAGGGGGCAGACGGGAAGCACTGGTTCTGTTATTGAAGGGGTAGAGCAAGCAGACCAGCCGGGAGTAACCGGAAGATTAGTCAAGGGCGGATTGCGGGGACTTACCGGACTCGCCACTGCGCCGATAACCGTAGAGCAAGACATTACTCAGCCCCCTACGGAATACGAAAAGGGCAGACATCTAAGGCATCCGTTTGTTTTTGGAGAACCCGAGCGGGGCGTAGGTCTAACGTTAGACAGGTTATTCTTCGATCCTCAATTCAGCCAATTCAATAAATCTAGGCAGGCGTTTAAAGAAGGCAAGACATCGGAAGGTCTGGCGCATGGGGCGGCGTCTCTTATTCCGGGCGCGGGGCCGTTTGCCGCTGGGATTGGGGAAGATATCGGGAAAGGTGAGTGGGTAGAAGCTCTTGGGGAAAACGCGGTTTACGCGATTGCCGGACTTGCGACCAAGCGGATGATGAAAGGGGTAGAACCAAGTAAGCGGCTTTCAGCGGCTGCTGGTGGCGGGGCGAAAGAGTTTGAGTCCGTCATGCGCGATCTTGCGACATCGGCCAAAAAGTATGGAAAGCCCAAAACGGTCAATGATCTTTACGAGCTGGTTAAAAAGACCGGACGGGACATGGAAACCGATTTTAACCAAGCCCTACAGCCGATAGCTTCTCAGCGGATCATGCCGTCGGAGGTTGCGACTAGGCTTTTACAGGAGGCAAATAAGTTTGATGCCAAGACCCCGGAAGGGCGGGCGGCGAGACAGTATCTCAGGCAGAGGGCGATTGACTATCAAAAACCGTGGTCGCTTGGGGATCTAAACCAGAAGCGCATGAAGATGCTAGACGCGACTTTAGAAGCCAAGACCCAAGTCAAGCAAATGGGTGCCGTCAGGAATAATGTCGAGACATTGGCCGACAAGACGATAGAAGACTCTCTCCGCGAGATTGTTTACGGTGAAATGGACAGACGGTACAAGGGAGCGAAGTTCAAAGAGTTAAAGGAAAAGCAGGCGAAACTTCTGGATTTGAATCACCGTCTACAGAACAGGGTATCCGACATTGCCGATAAGCAGGCGGCGTATGAGACGGCGGGGCCGCTCAAGAGGGCTGGATTTTACGTTAGGGGCCATGCTTCGGGGTTAACGCCAGCGGTACATCCGAAGTTTGAGGGATCACCGGAAAAAGCCGCCGGAAAGCAGATCAAGAAAGCCTTCAGTCGGTTACGGAATCCAACGGCCTCTAAACCTGCGCCTAAGCGTTCGTTACCCCCGCTTGAGCCTGAGACACCATCTAACCCTCAAACGCCTCTTAAATCGAGTCCTAGCCCCATTGCGGGGCATCCTGAGAGCGATATAGACGAGGTTACGAGACGTGGGCCGGGTACCGACCCTGAAGCTGCTGCCGCCCGTGCTCGTCAAGCTGAATTTCTTCGTACCAAGCGGGAGAATCTTGCTGGGCAGAGGAAGGAAGTTCCGCAGAAAGCAGCGGATATCCGCAAGCAGCAGGAACAGGGCGGACATGCGGGAGGTGGGGTCAGTTCGGTTGAAGAATTGAGCCGCCAAGGTACGAACTACGTAGTGACGAAATCAGGCAAGCTGACGTACCACGGAAAATCGTTCGCGCCAGAATCTACTCCTTCGGGGGCTACGCATGTAACGGTATTGCCGGATGGAAGTGTAAGGGTGAATGCGGGAGAGAAACTTACGCCGATACAAGAGAAAGTGTTATCGGAGGGTAGTCCCGTAAGGCGGATGGCCGAACGTCCTAAGACGTTACCGCCGTTAGAGACCAAGACGAATGAAGTTACGGTAAACGTCGAAGGCAAAGACAGAACGGTTACTCTATCAGATGAAAAAATGAAAGAGTGGGACGAAGCCAAGAAAAATTACGACAGTCGGATTGCGTATGCCGAAAGAACGTACACAGGGCAAGAACTAGCAGCCCGCAAAAAAGGCTACGGAATGGAGTACGCGGCGGAGAAAAGAAAGATCACCGGAGAGCTCACAGCCAAGGAACGTCAGAACAAGGCCGCATACGAAGCGACCAATTACAAGGGCAAGAATGTTACCGTCAAAGGAAAGCCGGGAACGGTGATTGGAACGGCCTTCGGTAGAATCACGGTAAAACTGGAAGATGGTTCAATTACCCGCGTCGATCCCTCAGAGATAAATCCTGGTCTTTCTCCCCTCAAGTAAAGTCTAACGTTGGACAATAACACTTGACATGTGGATATGGTTTTATAACATAGCGTTTATGAGAGTAAATATCTACGCTGAAGAAATTACTGACGAAGTTCAGTCACAAGAAAAAACAGCGGATACCGGAAATACCTTTTACGCTATACGGTTTATCCTTAAATCACCGGAATCCCTCCACTTTAACGAGAAAGATGACGATAGGTCTGCAGTAACGTTTTGGGTTCCCGGCAGCAAGAATAAGGGTTTAAGGAAAGAAGAGTTACAACGTGCTTTCGAGAAGGCCCTTTCTCTACTGAGGTCTTTTTGATCTTTGACGCTCAATCTTTCTCGCAGTTCGAGACGTGTCCCAGATTTCCTCAGCTCTACCGATCTTTTGAACCCCCCGCGTGGCCGATTCGTGAGGCCGTAAAACGATTTTTCGAGACTGGTATCCGTGGCATCATGGCGGGGGAATCGCCGGAATTAACGGTCAGTGCTTTCTTGGCTGCGGCGGCTAATCCTGGATTTATTTATCCGCAGGGAGAGCATTTTATGATTGCCCAAGATCATGCCTCTTGGCTGGACGGTGCCTTACGGATTGTGCTGGAAGAAAATGCCAATCTGGAGCAGTTGCCGCTGTACCAAATTGGCGACCATCAAATTAACCTAGAAGCGTGGGAGGATGGAGATGTCTGTCATATCTATCGAATCCAGTCCGAAATTCACAAGGAACCAAAGGCCGTCCACTGGCCAGAGTTGTGCGCCATGGTCTTACATGGAGGAGAGACTAAAATCCATTCCTTCAAACTTCCGTCCGTACGTATGGGCAGGCTCACGACCCCACTTAACATGGCGTACCAGCATCCGACGTTCGCAAATATTCAATATCGTCTCTCGCGTCTTTACGATGAACCGGATTTTGGCCCTAACTGGAAAAGGATTGGTAGGTGGGAAATCCAGCCTAACCCCCCATGGGAAGAATGGCGGCTTGGCATAGAGCGCGACCAGTGTATTGACAAGATCAGAGAGATTTACACTGTTTGTCCAACGTTAGACACGGATGAGCGCGACCGCCTCTTATTCGACATAGAACAAATGTGCGTAGCGCAGGAACGGCCCTCCATCTTTCCCCGCTTCCGAGAAACCTGTCAGTCCTGCGTCTTCAATAAGCTCTGCCATGGCTCACAGGAAGACCGCAGGGAGTACAAAGTTTTAGGGCCGGAAGAAATCGACAGAGTGCTAAATATTTCTCTTGACACTGTGTAATCAATTTGATAACTTTTAGCCATGGCGCGAACCAAGATTGTTATCGAAGTCGAATCAGAAGATGAGCACTTTATTTTATCGACTGGCAAGGTAGTAGCAGAATACGCCCGTGATCTTCTGAATCATTTTACCCGCCATGTTCCGACTGCTAGGCCCAAGTTTACTATTACCCATGACGGGAAAAACGTAACGGAGGTAATCCAATGACCTTTTCTCGGACAACAGACGAAAAAGAAGACGAAGAAATTTGCGAATACTGTCTCAGGCCCGTCACTGAATGCGAGTGCTTCAACGAAGACGAGGAATCCCCGGAGGCTGCATGAAAGAAGCTGTCTACGGTTTCCCGTGCGTCGAAAATCCGCATGACTTCACGCCCGACGCCGAATGCTGCACTCCTGAAGAAATAGCCTTTTGGGAGGACGCCAAGAAACGATGGAACGCAGGAGAGAGTAATGTGCGCGGCAAACGATGTCATGATTTGATTGATAGCAACGGCAACGTAGTCGGACACAAAGCGTCAACCTCTTGGGGCATCGGAACAAACATGGTTGACATGGAGGAATTGTGAACGCCCAAAAAGAGTTTGAGATGTTCCATTACCATGCTTCCTGTGCTATCAACCATGTGGCCAGACTGTTATTGGCCATAGCGGGAAAGGGATTGGGGATGTTGGGGCAGGCGGTCAATTTTGCTCACGACCGATTTACCGACCCGTCCAACCCGGAGATCGACTACACAACTCACGTCCAGTAGGGAGAAATTTATGTCAACCGATCAGATCATTCACGTTCCTGAATTTGAAACCACCATCATCCCGGCGAAGGTAGTTGCTAGCCGACAGACGGCCATCTGGACTCTCATGGCTGAGTCCATGGAGAAGCAGGTTGATTACGGAAAGACTCCGGGCTGCGGAGATAAGCCGTCTCTCTTCAAGGCCGGGTCGGAAAAGATTCTCGCCATGTTCCAGCTTGCGGTAGACCCGCTGGTAGAAGACCTCTGCCCTCTCGGGGCCGGGGCTTACGATGAGTTCCGGGTACGGGTTCATGTGACGGTCAAGGAAATCAAATCAGGCAGGTTTGTGGGCAAGGGAGTAGGCGAGTGTTCGTCATGGGAAGAGAAGTATAAGTGGCGCAGGGCGGTTAACGATGCGGAATTTGACTACCTGAAGGCCGAGAATCCGGAGCTTGTGCGGACAAAATTCAGTAAGGGATACAACGGTAAGGCGGACTACCAGACGAAGCAAGTTCGCGTCCCTACGGCTGACATTGCCAATACGATTGTGAAGATGGGGAAGAAAAGAGCACAGATTGACGCTACGCTGACGGCGACTGCGGCCTCTGCCATTTTCTCTCAGGACCTGGAAGACATGCCGGAAGAGTTGGCCGCTCAGATCACGGAAGAACGGGAACAGGCTGAAATCGGTGAAGCCATCAAGCGACCGCAGCGGAAGGAAGCCAAGGCCGAAGAGAAACCTGCTCCGCGTGATCCCGAATGTATCTCAGAGGGCCAAGGGAAACGGCTGTACGCTATCTGTAAGCAGTTGAAACTATCGGATGATGAAATCAAGGCGGAGATGAAAAAGCAGTGCAAGGACAAGGCCGGGAACCCGCTGGAGCATACGCGGGACATGCTGAAGAAAGATTACGAGGGGTTCATAGATTCCGTAGACCCGAAGTTCCTGCACCATGACAAGCCGAAAGCTGCGGCTGGTAGCGATTCGGGGAAGTACGATCCGAGTAACTTCTGAAGTCCAACGTTAGACAAAGGGGGATGTATGACATCGCACGAATATGCGGCCAAACTCAAGGCATTGGCGGAGGCACTGGAATCAAAACCGGCGTTCACTTTGCCAGACTACCAGGATAACTATGTTCTTCATCACGGACTGGAATCCTTCAGTTACTACGACAGGAAGGATGATTTCCTGTCAGCGGTAAAGGCGGTAGGCTCCGGAGTGAAGCGAGTAAGTAATAGCGGGGACAGTCTTGAATTCCTTGCCCTATCCGGAATGTTGCGGCTTACGGTGTACCGTACTTCTGTATGTCGCTTGGTGCAAGAGGCGAAATACGAATGCGATCCACTGCTTACGCCGGAAGAAGAAGCGAATTTGGTCTCTACCACACTAAGCGTAGAGAGAAACGAGGAAACGACTTAGATCCCTGTGGTGTGGGCAGTGGCCTCAATCCCCACTGCCCAATTATTTCTAGGAGACGCAATGAAGATTGAATTTTTGATCTGGAACGGAGTCATGTACGTTCCGATACAGCACGATTGGATATTGGACGAGATAAACATTATCAAGACCGTGGTTTCGGTGAAGTTGAACAAGAAACCGGAACCCGAAAAGAAACCGGAGGAAAAGAAATGATTTTTCGTATTGCAAACTCATCTCTCATTGACCAACTTGAGCGCACGGATGAAGGGGTTGTAAGAGTGACCTTCAAGAGCACGGGTGCAGTGCATGAGTATGATGGAATCCCGGCGGTTGTATTTAACCAATGGACGCAGGCGGACTCTGCCGGCAAGTTTTTCCACGCCAACATCAAGGGAAAGTACGAGAGTAGGAAGATATGACCGAAGACCGCCAGTACAAGTACATTTACATCAAAGAATCTTCCACAGAGACGAAGACGAAGAGATGGCTTGTTCTGTCTAAGCAGTTCGACGATAGGCTCGGGGTGATTAAGTGGCATGGTTCATGGAGAAGTTATGCCTTCTTCCCTGACGACGAAACCCTGTTTGAGCACAACTGTCTCTGGGACATAGCCGACTTTGTGGCTAAGGAAACATCCGCCCTACGCGAGACGTGGAAGAAAAGGAAATCATGCCCTGTCCCGAAGTAGACTTCCGCGATAAAGACGAAAAGGGAGAGCCATGTCATCGTTACTATCTTGACGGCAAAGAAATTCCCGGCCTCTCCTACATCTTGGACAGTTGCGGACTTTGCCGATACGACAAGGTACGGAAGGACGTAATGGAAGCGGCGAGGGAGCGCGGGGATGCGGCGCACTTTGCTACCCGTTTATTCGACGAAGACAATCCGCGTGACATGCTCAAGATCGACATATGGGAAAAGGAAGCACTCGCGGAGCCGCTGGATTCTTGGACTAGATCGCGGCTTGTTGGATGGTGTAAATTCCGGGGGGATTTTAACTATCAGCCGATCTTGACGGAAAAGGCCATGTCTCACTGCCTACACGGAATGGCTTACGCGTTTACTCTTGACAGCTACGGGACTGGTTCTCTCGGAAATATGCTGATTGAGAAAAAATGCACTTCTGGTATAGAGCCATCTCATGCGATACAGACCGCAGCGCAAGCCCTGCCATTCAAAGAGTCTAACGTTGTACGGCTGGCGGTTTACCTACTGGAAAACGATTACAAGGTAATCAAGTGCGACGATCGCCAAGACGAGCGGCTATTCGGCTGCGCTCTTGCTCTTGTTCACTGGAGATGGGGGAAGGGGATACGACCGTGACAAAAGATCAAATACTTGAAAGAAGAACCATAGCAGAAAACGGCTGCTGGATATTCACCTCATGCCTTCAGTCGAACGGGTACCACAAAATTAATTACGAGGGAAAAACTGATTGGCTGCACCGCATTTCTTATTCGATATTTAAAGGCGATCCTTCCGGCCTTATGGTCTTACATTCCTGCAATAATCGGCGGTGCTTTAATCCTCAACATCTCCGTCTTGGAAATAATTCTGATAATCAGATTGATTCAGTTAAGGCCGGGACACATAATAAAGCACGGCTTACGCACTGCAAAAACGGTCACCCGCTAACGTCTGATTATATTTATCCGTGCGAAAAGACACTCAGGAGGAGGAGATGTATTATTTGCGCACGAGCTAACGGCGTTATTCGGCAAAGACGATACCAAGAGCGCAAAAATCGCAAACTTTCCTCTTGACACTCTATCTCTGGTTTGATAACTTATTGTTATGACAGCCGATGAAATAAGGAATCATACTAGCGGCCCCATTGAGCACGAGCACAATCGTGATGAATGGTACTGGCTGCGCGAGATCGCCGCTCAACTAGCCGAGATGAACGAACAGGCCAGCATGGCCGCGTGTGAATTATTCGGTAAACCCTCTTTTGATGTCGAGAAAACATCCCATGCCATCTATGGTGGAACTGATTTTGAATTTAATCTTGACCAAGCCCGTAACATGGTGCGGCTGGTCATGAAATACGGAGTACGCGCATGACCGCCGTCGATCTAGTCCTGAAGGAAGCCGAGCTCCAGCAGTCCGTGACCTCTCTGACTTCCGTTTTGCCTGCGGAGATTGTTTCCGATGAGCAGCGGGTAGCGGCGATAGAGGTTTGCCGTAAGATCAAGGGGAAGATTGAAGAAGTGAACCTTGCTTACGGGGATCTGATTACGGAAGCGCACAAGCACCATAAGAACCTGATAGCCAAGCGCGATCATTACCGTGACCCGCTAGTGAGGGCTTACGACAAGATTGAGGGAGCGATAACCGTTTTCCAGCGGAAGGAAGAGGAAAAGCGTCTTGAGTTGGAACGCCAGCTAGCCGAAGAGGCGCACAAGAAACAGCAGGAATCGCTATTCGCGGAAGCGGCGTCTCTCGAACGGCAGGGCGATACGGTAGCGGCTGAAGAGGTTTTACAGGAAGCGATTTCCGCTCCGGCCCCGATGGTTTCAGTTCAGTCTCAGTTGACGAAGGTAACGGGGTCTTACTCGCGGCAACTCCCGTGGCAATTTGAGATCGTGGACAGCGCGAAGGTTGCGGATCATTTCTGGACGCCGGACTTGGATGCTATTGGTGCTCTGGTTAAATCCAAGGGGCCGATGGCGGAGAACATTATCGGTAAGGGTTCCGTGAGAATCTGGCGGGACTCCAAAACCGTCATACGCAAGTAGTCTAACGTTAGACACAGGAGAAAGGAAACATGAAAAACTGGCTTAACACCGCAAAGGACTGGCTGAAGAAGATGGCGATTATCACGCCTGATACTCCTAAGCCTGAGCCTGTACGCCATCGGACATTTTCTCTGGCGTGGGATAAATCTCCGCGTAAGTGCGCGAGAGTCAGAGTTTGTCACTCCAAACATCATCGCGCCATTCGCCGTCAGAAGTCCTTACAGCGGAGGGCGTCTTGAACCAAGCTCAACTTCTAATCCAGTGGGACAAAAAGACCGGGCAGCTGGCCATCGTCCCGCAGAATATGACGGAGGCCGAAGTACCGGCGATTTTGCGGGCGGCAATCCAGATGTGCGATAAAGGGGTACTGGAAAAGGCGAAGAACTCATCCGGGCTTATCGTTGCTCCGTCGATGCCGAAGGTAAAGGGTGATTAGCCGAGTGAGCACCGCTTAGCGGACAGGGGGAATGAGATGGCAAGCGCAAATTTTCAAAAAGAGACGTATCCAAAGCTATATGAAAGTGAATGTAGATTTTGGCTGGAGCGTCTACCGAGATTATACGACACAGCAAAAGCGCGTCATGGCGGCAATTCATTGACCATCTACGAAGAGGTATCAACGTTGCTCGATTATCTGGATGGCTCGGAAGACATGCCTGACGGATTCGACATATTCCAAGAGTGCGACAATCTAGCAAGCAGGTTGCGCAGAATTTAGCCGTGAGGCCCGAGGGCCGGGAGGGGGAAGAATGGCGAAGCGTAAAGGTGTTAACGCAAGAGCGTGGTTTGCAATGTCAAGTTTTCACGGCAATCTGCCGTACAAGGAGAGCAGCGATGGCAAAGGGAGACAGATTTTGGCGGAAAGTAGCGCAACGGGATGCCCTCAACAAAGCAGAGGAACAGGGCCGAATAGCGGACAGCATGGAAGTACGAACCGCCTTAGTGGCGAAGATGGACAGCGGCGAAATGACGCTGGAGGAAGTACAGGCCGAATTGAAGAAAATCAAGCGTAATGCCAAAAAGAACGGGTTAGTGACTCGTTCTCAGGCATATCGCGGATACTGACCGCGCCTGATTCCCCCGAGGCCGGATAGGGAGAGACGAAACATGGCGACAGATCGTGAACGAATCTTAGTGAATATTTGTGCGGCATTGGCACATGAGTTGTCGCACCTTCAAAGCCTGCCAGAAGTCCAGCGGTACATGCAGAACCCGCATTCATTGAGCAGTGTCAGGTGCTCATGGGGTTACTGGAACAAAGAGCCGTTCATCAAGGGTGATCTTGTGGCCTGTTTCACGAGTTACGCGAGGCAGCAGAATCCGCACCTTGTTTCTTTTGTCGAGGGGCCACATCCGACCGATTCCAGCGGCCTAGCTCTTCGCGCAATCGGAACGAATGATATTTGCAACTACGGCAATGAGAGCTTTATCCGCATATCCGGCATACCTGAGAGGTTGCTTTGGGAAGGCGACAGGCACCAATTCGCCATGAAATTGAGCAGGGCATTTGCCAAGTTGGACAATTACGGTCACCGTTTCCGGGGCCTAAGGTTCCGCGAAGATGGACTTGCTTCTGTATTTGTCGGAGAAGTGTTTGGCGGATGGGGCAAAGGTACTAAGCCATACGAGATGCAGATCAAGTTCACCAAGCGCACATCAATCAAAAACATCATTGCCCAAATGAAAGAGCAGGGCTTTGGAACGCGAGAATTTGAACCGAATGACGGAACATATTCAGGCCCAATGCAAGGGCTGATGACCGTCAAGCGGGATGATCTGGTCAAAGGACTTGAAGCGCAAGGAATCGAACTTAAGCCAGAAGTTAAAGACGCGGGGAGCACCCATGAGTGACACCAGAGAGCGGGCGCGGGCATATCGCCAATCGTCAAGTTGGCATGCGTGGTCAGATGGTAAGGTTGCCGCCTTTGCCGAATCCGAAGCGGCCCTGGCGCGTAAGCAGGAACGCAAGCAATGCGCTGAGTGTGACAGCGGAGGGCAAGTTTTGAGACGGGCGGATAGGATGAAAGGGAACGCAATGGCGGAGCAACTTTGCATGAAATGCGGAGAACCCGAAGACCACATGAACCATCACGCCGATTACACGCTTGATGGTGAATCATGGCACAACAAAGACCATGATTTTTACCCCGGCGCGGCCCCGGCCCAGACCACGGAAGGCGGCAAGTGAAATCCGTTTTAAGCCCTCGCTTTCTTTTTTGATGCTATGGGCCGTCCACGCACTACGGACGCGCTTATAAGTCAAAAGAATCGCAATGGAGGGCATTTTATAGGAAGGTACGACATGAGAATAGTTAACGCCAGAGTCAAACTAAAGAAAGACTTCCCGCCCGTAGAGCTATGCTGCGCCGAAGCAGTTGCAATGCAGCAATCTTACTACGGATTGCGGATTATGATTGATCTTGATGACCAAGTTCCGTACTCCGCCCTTGGGCATTGCGGGCAAAAGTTGCCCTACACTAACTCCGTCATGGTAGTTGACGCGGGCGGTAACTCACAAGGCTACACCCCTTTCGGCCTGATCGACATTCAGGAGGGAGAAAGTCCAACGTTGGACAAGGAAGCATCATGCCCGACCGCGAAGTAATCCGTTGCCCTTGGTGCCAACTTAACCAGTTTATGACGGTTTCTGGTAACTGCAGGAAGCCGGAGTGCGGTAAGCCACTGAAGATTATAGTCGTAGAGTCTTCAAGTAAAGGCGACGGATGGTTTCGTGATCGTTTTATAAATGGCCCATTCCCTCCGGAAGAATCGACAAAGCCTTACTACCGCCCTGAAACTCCCTTCAATTTTCTTCCCTCACGGGTAGAGGCCGTACTCGCCAAGCAGATCGTTCCGGCCTTTAACACTTCCAAGATCGTAAAAGACATCTTGTCTAACGTTAGACGGGGTAAGGTGCTGACCAAGATCAACAAGCAGCCGCGTTACCGGAATGAAGGACTCAGGATCAACGACTTTCCCACGGAACTCCGGCTGAGGGCCGTAGGGTACGCCAGAAAGAATAAGATGACCCTGCGGGATGTGGTGATAAAAAGTATTGAAAAAATGCTTGACGGTGAGTAGGGGGTTTGGTAATCTAATACTCGCCTAACCCGCAAAGGTCTACCCCACGGGGCGGTGCTGTGAACACCGCCCTAACCTTTTCACAGAAGGTACACAATGAGTATTCGTGAAAGAAACGAAGTTTTAGAGTGGTACGCCATGATGATGGGCGTACTCGCCGCTATGCCACAAGACGAGAAGGAAGCCCTTTATTTATGGGAAAGGACTCACCTTGACGGGCATATAGCTACATCCGACTGGCCGGGATGGGAAAAGTATATCGGGACTATACCATCTGGCTCCTTGCGTCCCCGAACAAAAAAGGCATTCATATCCAAAGAACTCCGATGGGCCGTATGGTTGCGTGATGATTTCACTTGCCGCGAATGTAAGACCCGCTCTAATCTCTCCGTCGATCACGTAATCCCCGAATCTAAAGGTGGCACCCTTGAGATCGACAATCTCCAGACGCTATGCCGTCCCTGTAACTCCAGAAAAGGAACATCCCTGTGAATGAAGTTAAAGTCCGCGACAGTCGCCGCCCCGGTCACTTCTGGGCTGACAATGAACTACTCTATGTGTACGGCCCAAATATCGGCATTGACGGTATCGCGGTGTATATGGCCCTCAGTGTGGTGGCGAATAATCACACTGGGGAATGCGTTATCACATTACGGCAGATAGCGGAAATGTTGGGGACTTCGCCGCAGACGGCTATGAGAGCCATAGGAAAGTTGATTACCCATAAATTAGTCCGCTGTGAAGAAAAAGGAAATGTCACCAGTCGCAAACCCTCTATTTACACTCTGCTAGAAATACCTAAAACCTATCTTTCGTCTGTTCCTATAGGGAACAGTGCTGTTCCAGTCATTGTTCCATCCTCTGTTCCATCTGTTGTTCCTATAGGGAACACTTTAAAGACTATAAATACTATCAATACAGAAAATACAGGTACTCCTTACTTCTTTGAATTAACCCCTGTAGACCTTAAAGACCCTAAAAGCCCCACACAAAAAGAAAAACAAGCAAAAGAAAAGCCTGTTCTCCCCGACTGGCTTCCGATCGCGGAGTGGAATGGCTGGCTGGAAATGCGGAAGCAGATGCGGAAGCCAGCTACCGCGCTAGCCCAAAGATACGCGCTTGATAGCTTGGATGAGTTACGGATTTCCGGTGAAAACGTGCGCGAGGTCATGCGAAGGGCTATCCAGAAAAACTGGCTAACGTTCTACGCGGTAAGCAATAACGGCAACGGCCACGCCCCGCCGCCGGAGGACGCTCTTGAGCGTGAGCGGAGGAAGGACGCGGAGAGGATATCCATGCGTCAATCCCAAGTCCAACGTTAGACTCTCCGCTTGACACTAACCATTAATTTGATAACATAAGGACATTATGGCAGGCGAGATGAGTAAAGCGACGGGCAAAGGCGGGAAGCGGCCTAGAATTTATGCCGCCAGCCGTGCAAGTGTTCCTGAGCGCGTGGCGATGTGGCAGAACTTACGGGAGCGCGGAGTCTGTATTGTTTCGACGTGGATTGACGAAGCGGAGCCGGGAGCAACCGCCGACCTAGGGCAGTTATGGGTGCGTATTGCTGGCGAAATTGGAACCTCTGACCGCCTTGTGCTGTATGTGCAACCTGAAGATTTCCCGCTTAAGGGAGCACTCATAGAAGTCGGCATAGCGCTTGCTTTCGAGATTCCAATTTTCCTCGTATCGCCAGGATGCGTTTTCTCCGCGCCAAGCTACAGACCAATTGGCTCATGGATAAAACATCCACTTGTTTCGATAGCCGCGAATTTGGATGCGGCGGTGCTCCCATGAAGCCTGAGGCCGGGGAGCGCAATGGCGATTGAAACTTTGGATGACATTCTGACCGAGATTGCAGACCGCATCGGCGTCTATGGGGCGCATGGTGAGCCTGAGGATGAACCATGTAACCCGGTTTGCCGTATGTGCTTCGAGAGTGACCTGCGTTCCCGCATATTGGCTGCCATAGAAATCGAACGGAAACTGTACGGAAAGGTGACCCCATGACCGATATGACTGCACGGGCGAGAGCGCGGTATAAACAACAGTAACTTGGAATCTCAATAGGAAAGGACTCACATGTTTACCAAAGAACAAATCGTTAAAGGTCTTGAGTTGGCGAAGCAGTGGTACGAAGGGTGGAAACTCGAAGACCTCGAATCAGATCAACTCATCGAAGCGATAGAAAAGGCCGAGTAGAGGACGGGAGAGCGCAGAGGAGAAACCACGATGAACACTGAAACCTGCACCATTCCCGGCGTAGAGAAAGCCCAGACACTTCACGAAGTAGCCCATGCGATTGGCGACAGCCGAGTGCGGATACATTACGGGCCATTCTGGCCCCAGCCCGGGAGCCGCAGGCTTGATTGAAATTGACCTCCCATCCCCGGCTAGCCCAGACGCGGAAAGAGCTATTCTAGGGGCTGTTCTTTTGGATAATTCCTGCTGGCCGCAAACGGAAAGGTTGGAGTACGGGTATTTTCATCTCGGTTCACATCAGATAATTTACCGCCGGATGAACGAAATCGCACAAGACGGAAAGCCTATAGACTTTGTGACCATCACGGAATGCCTGGGCCAACACAAAGAGATTGAAGCAGTCGGCGGCGTGGCTTATGTTACGTCGCTTACGGACGGCCTGCCGCGAGTAAAAAATATCAAGCAATATGTGGACATCGTAATAAGCCTTTACCAGCGCAGAAAATTTATCCAATTAACTGCTTCGGCCCTTGAAGAAGCCTACGACAACTCAGGGTCTATTGGGGATCTAATCGCCAAGACGGAGAAATCTTTTCTCTCTATCGGCATCAAGGGCAAATCGGAACCCAAGCATATATCAGAAGTAATTCCACGGGCAGACGCGCAGGTAAAGGCGGAAGAAAAAAGCCGCATGGAACGGGGTTTAGTTGGACGGAGAACGGGACTGAAGAAGCTGGACGAATTTACGACCGGATACCGCAACCGGGAAGTGACGGTGATCGCCGGAGAAACAAGTGACGGCAAGACCTGTCTAATGAAACAGGGAATCATCGCAAGCGTTTTCGACGGAACAAAAATACTGGTATTTTCCCGCGAGGTATCGGATGTCAGTCTAACGTTGGACTTCAAGGCTTACGCTTCCGGGGTAAGGGGGAAAAGAATCAGGGAAGGGTCAATGGACTTGATAGACCGGCAGAGGTTCCATGACTGTAATGAACAGGTCAAGCAGTGGCCGGTATGGATTGACGATTCCAGGGACTTGCACATTGACGATCTGGTAAGCAAGTCTCGCAGGTGGATACGGGAGCAGCGGAAATCCGTAGAAGATGAGTTGATGGTCTGTATGGACTACGCTCAGTTAATGAGAGGCAACGGAAGAAACCGGACGGAAGAAATGGAAGACATTTGCGCCGGACTCTGGGGGCTGGCGGATGCGGAGCATATTCCCGTGATTGTTTTGTCGCAACTGAATTACCCGGAAGACCGGAAGGACAAAAAACCAAGACCGTCACTCCGCAGGCTGAAGGGAGCTTCAAGGATTGAGCAGGACGCACACACGCTTATTTTTGTCTACCAGCCGTTAAACGACAACGGGGAGAGATGGCCGGAGAAATCCGAAATCATAGTAGCCAAGCAGAGGCACGGCCCGACTGGAACTCTCTATGTGGCCTTTGACACGGAAACGCTTATGTTTACGGAGAGGTACTGAAAATATCTTCCAAAACCTCATTTTTGTATTGACACCGCAATTTATCTTTGATAACTTCGGAAATGCGTAGTCCAACGTTAGACTAAATTTCCTAAGGGAGTGATTTATGGCACTGAAAGTAAAAGGCAAGAAAAAGGGTCTTGGGGCGCAGGTATCAGAGGCCCTAGAAAATGACAAAAACAAGAAGAAAACCAAGGGCAAGAAAGAGAAGCCCGAAGGCAAGGGGAAAAAGGGCAAATTGTCCGTGATTCCGCCTGTGCCTGAGATGACAGCCACTGAGCGCAAGGAACTGGCCGTGGCGCACGACGAGAAATTCCGTTCGCTTGAGACGGCCACCAGGAAAAACTTTGTGGAGATGATGGTGATTCTCCGCGAGATGAAGACCCTCGCGCTGTGGAAAGAACTGAAGCACAACGGCAAAGGGTTTTCCAGCTTCGATTCATGGCTGAAAGACGCCGCGCCTTATTCCCGCGCATCCGGCTATGCCGCGCTGAAGGCCGCAGACAAGTTGTTGCCGTTCATTCCCAAGGAAGAGCTGGCGGAGATGCCGCGCCGGAACATTGACCTGCTTACCAAGGTGCCGAAGATGCACTACGAGAAAGTGGACTCTCCTATCCGCAAGGCGGCGAAGGGGAGCGAGTCGGAAATGCGGACGGCGATACAGAACCATTCGCCGGAGTCTCATGTCGATTCTCAGTCAACAATCAGGCTGGATTCTCCGGCGAAGGACATTTGCGACGAAGCGATCCAGGCCGCGAAAATACTGAACGACTGCAAGACGGAAGGGGAAGCCCTTGAAACCGTGTGCCTTGAGTACTTGCAGCAGCTTTGCCAAGACGAACGTTTCCAGGGCATGACAAACCAGCGGGCGGCGGAAGCCTTGCGGAAGCAGAGGGAAGCGGAGTCCGATCTGGAAAAGGCGGTTTAGCCGTGAGGCTCTACGTAGTGGGCTTCCTGTTTTCAGAAGACCGGAAACAGGTGGCCCTCATCCGTAAAACGCATCCTGACTGGCAGGCCGGAAAGCTAAATGGGCCGGGAGGGAAGGTTGAGCCAAACGAAAACCAGTTCCAATGCATGCACCGGGAATTCCTAGAGGAAACCGGGGGAGACGTAAGGAACTGGAGTTTGTTCGCGTGGATAGACGGAACTAACGGTAACTACGCTGGGGAGCCGGGGAGTTCCAGCAACGAACCTTTCACGGTGTACTTCTTTCGATCTTTCGGTGACTTGTCTGGGTTAGAGAGCAAGACGGAAGAAAAACTTGAGATCATAGACGTAAGCGACCTGACTCTTGAGAGAACGGTATCAAATTGCCAGTGGTTGATACCGATGGCCCTTACTATGCATTTGACGCCCGTACAGGCTTACGGAGTCAACGAAAGGTATTAAATTGTGAGCCATAGCTATATTCCTCTAGTAGCAACCCTGTCAGATGGAGACTTGCTTAAAAGGCAAGACGAACTTTGTCTTAAGGTAAATTCCATCGAAGGGTCTCTCTATAGCATTGGTGCTGCGGTCGCAGAATGCCGTAAGGAGTTAAACGACATCAAGAGAGAAATTCAAAAGAGAAAGAAGGTCTAACCGTTGGACTACCAAGAATTCCTTTCTTCCAAAACGTTCATCCGTTGCGATCTAGGCATTGACATTCCTCTGTCTAAAATAAGCAAAAAGTTATTCCCATGGCAAAGGCTTATTGCCAGACTAGCTCTGCGAAAGGGTAGGTTCGCTCTATTTGAAGATTGTGGCGCGGGCAAGAGTGCTCAGATGTCACAATGGGCAAAGAACATTCCGGGCAGGACAATCTCGTTCTGCCCCTTGGCTGTGGCCCCTCAGTTAGTGCGCGAGTTCAAAAAGTTTGGAGTTGGCGCGGTTTACTCGCGCTTCCCGACAGAAGAAAAAATAACGATCACAAATTACGAGTTGATGCACAGATTCAACCCGGACGATTACGACGCCGTGATCTTGGACGAGTCGAGCATCTTGAAATCGTTCGAGGGAAAATTCCGCAATGAGATTATCGCCCGTTACCGTCATACTCCGTACAAATTAGAGGCCAGCGCAACCCCGGCGCCGAACGACTGGATGGAGCTAGGAAATCATTCTGAATTCTTGGGCAATCTCACTCGCACGGAAATGCTGGCCACGTTCTTTGTGCATGACGGCGGCGATACATCCAAATGGCGACTAAAGGGACACGCGGTAAAAGACTTTTGGAAATGGGTGTCGTCTTTCGCGGTCATGCTGCGTAAGCCATCCGATTTAGGTTTCAGCGATGAAGGTTTCATCCTTCCTGAATTGAAAATCCATGAGATCGTAACGGATGCCGATAGCCCTACGCCAGAGCAGTTATTCGAGTTAGGGTCACTATTCCCTGTGCCTGCTAGGACTCTAATGGAACGCAGGCAGGCCCGATCGGCAACGGTTGAAGACCGTGCGCGTATGGTGGCTGATATTGTAGCAACCAAGCCGGACGAGCAGTGGATTGTATGGACAAATTTAAACAAGGAATCAGAGTTGGTTACGAAACTGATACCAGGAGCCGTCGAGGTCACAGGTTCCGATACGCCAGAGTTTAAGGAACAATCGGCACTGGATTTTGCTGACGGTAAACTCAGGGTGCTAGTTTCCAAAAGTCTTATATTTGGATACGGAATGAATTTCCAATCCTGCCACAATGAGGCGTTTCTTGGTCTGTCCGATTCATGGGAGCAGTGGTATCAAGCCGTTCGCCGGGTCTGGAGATTCGGCCAGAAGCATCCGGTAGACTGTTACATCGTTACCTCTAGTTTAGAGGGAGAAGTAGTAAAGAACATCAAGCGCAAGGAAGCGGATGCTAACAAGATGGCCGAGGAGATGGTGAAAAACATGAGCGAGTTGAATAAGGCGGAGATCAAGGGCAACAAAAGGCATGGGGATGAGTACAAGGTAGCGCACGTAAGCGGAGCTAATTGGGATGCCTATCTTGGGGATAACGTGGAGCTGTCAAAAGATCGGCAAGAGAATTCCGCCGGGTACATGATCTATTCTCCCCCATTTGCTTCGCTTTATACTTATTCAGCATCCGAGCGTGACATGGGAAACTGCCGCACCCACGCGGAGTTTTTCGATCACTTTCGGTTTCTTGCGCCGGAACTGTTCCGCATCCTGAAACCAGGACGGTTGATGTCATTTCATTGCATGAATCTCCCGACCTCAAAAGAGCGCGACGGGGTAATTGGCGTGACGGATTTCCGGGGCCAGCTTATCCGGTTATTCTCGGAGTACGGTTTCATTTTTCATTCTGAGGTCTGTATCTGGAAAGACCCAGTAACGGCGATGCAGAGAACTAAGGCCATTGGATTACTCCATAAGCAGGTGAAAAAAGATTCCTGCATGTCGCGCCAGGGGATTCCCGATTACCTTGTGACCATGCGGAAGCCGGGGGTGAACGAGGAAAGAGTTGAAGGAAGATTTGAGGAGTACATTGGTGAAGACGGAACCGGGCCGACTTGTGATGATCCCGAACGGACAAGCATTGAGATATGGCAGAGGTATGCCTCTCCAGTCTGGGCGGATATCAACCCCTCGGACACCCTACAGAAATCAAGTGCAAGAGAGAACGAAGACGAAAGACATATCTGCCCTTTACAGTTACAGGTCATTGCCAGGGGGATTGAGCTATGGACTAACCCCGGTGATGTAGTTTTCGATCCTTTCTCCGGCATCGGTTCTACGGGCTATCAGGCGGTAAAAATGGGGCGCAAGTTCATCGGGTGCGAGTTGAAGGAATCTTACTTCAAGCAGACGGTAGCCAACCTGAAGGCCGCAGAGATCACGCAAGAGAACCTATTCACGGCGAATCAGGTGGAACCAGAGAGTCTAACGTTAGACGCAACCGATAGCGACAGTCTTGTAGTTAACGAGTTTGGGGAAGTCAGGTGATCGACACTTCCCAATTTGAGCTGCCGAAGCCTTTCTCTGGCGAGAAGATGAATAAATACCAGAGAACCAAGCAACGCAAGCGTCTATGGGAAAAAAGGGAACATGTCTGCTATCTGTGCGGTTTCGGAATAATGGATTTTGATGACATGGAGCTCGATCACCGTAAACCGGGGAAAATGGGCGGATGTAAAGACGATACCGATGAGAATCAGGAATTAACGCATCGCAAATGCAACCGGGAGAAAGGCTCTCGCCGTGGGTAGACAAAAGGGCTGTAAATCCACCAAGGCCGAAGTACGCGGAACCAAGAGCAAGCCGCAGCGGAAATACGGTGATACCCGCACCCGCCTGAAAGAAATAGTTTGTTACATCATGTTCGAGGATGAGGCAAACGTAAACGATTCCTATGACATCCTGAACGACCCTCTGGCGGTTGACAAGTGGTTAGACCCGATAGAAATAGCGGTGATGGCGGAAAAGGAATTCGGTTTACCGGAGTCGGAATGGCCGGATGAGGTCTTTCAGTCATTCGGAAAGCTCTTCACTCATCTACAATCCCTATGCTACCTTGCTGTAAAACACCCCACATTGGCCCAAAACGGCGATTTAAGCGACCGGGAGGCCCATGGCCGACTCTAACACTGCCCGGAGTAAGCGATGGCTGGAAAAGCAAGGCTGGACTGTTGGCGGAACGGAGCAGATCGTAAGAATCCCGCCACGTTTTCCCGGCGATAAGCCGAAGATGTTCAAGAGAGACCTGTTTAACTTTGGAGATTCCGCGTGTTTTAAACCCGGCGAAGGAATCATGTTGGTGCAATCGACTACCACGCCGAACCAAGCCGCACGGGTTACTAAGATCAAAGGCATTCCAGAGGCCGAAGGATGGTTACGCGCTGGCGGTCGTATTCAGGTTCATGGCTGGCGGCAAAAGGGCGGCAAGGGTGGAAGATGGTTATTGACGGTGCAGGAAATTGGGATAGACGAGGATTTTCCGGGTACACTCAAGTCGGAAGAAAAGAACACGGCGAACGCGCCGTTATTTGAGGGAGACTAAGTATTATGGACTTCGCTTTACTAATGAGGGTAGTCAAGGTAGTGGACGGGGGAAGGGAATCGGAAGTACACCTAGAATTCGGTAATGGCGATCCTGTCTATAAGGCTGTACTCAATATGCCATCCACGTTCTCCCTGAAAGTGGGTGATGAGAGATGGATTACTATGGGCATCAAAATTCCAAAGGAGAGTAGATGAGAAAATTATCGCGTGGAACCATTGCGGTATCGTTGATGCTGGTTTTACTGGCGTCCGGTTGCCGTCATAGCATCAACACGAATAACCCCAAGGTGGTATTCGTCAACACTCTGCTGGCCGGGGCGCAATCGTGCGATCTGGTAGCCACGGGGCTGAAGGACGCCAATGATACGCTGGAAAAACTTCAGGCCACGGAGCCGGAATATTACGCCAGCGTGAAACCAAAACTTCAGGCCATTGCCAGGGCCAACGATAAGGCCATTGCCGCGTTACGGGCGGCGCAGGCCGGTGACGCCTCAGTGGACTGGAGAGCGGCCCTGATAGCTGTAGCGAATGAAGCGGGAAGCGGGGATTTATCGCAATTCGGTTTCAAGAATCCCAACTCACAAGCTACAGCCAAGATCATGCTGGCCAGTCTTCAGCTTGCGCTTCAGACCATCACAAACACATGGGGGACAAAATGAACACAGCCTCTCTAATCGCGCTGCTATTGCAGCTCTTTGCCCAATACGGGCCTGATCTGGTGAAGCAGGTAACGGATCTGATTCGCGGGAACCCGCAGAACGCCGGCGAAACGGATGACCAATACATCGCCAGAATAAACACGCAAATAACCGCTACGCTTGACGACGCAGCGGCCAAAGATGCGGACGTGGAAAAGCCGTAACCGCAGAGAGAAATTTAAACGGTTGGCTCTTTAGTGGGATAATGTTCGAGTAGTCAGCTTAAAAAATCAACAAAAAGGTAGGTGGACTATATGAAGCATTACTAATCGCTTTGCCTCTTGCGGAGCCAAGTCTCCGTGAATTTCCAAGGGGAAAATAGTTATGAAAAGCCACGGCCTAAACACCGTGGCTTTTTACTGGAGAGTTTAGTTCGTCTGCGTATTGCCGGCAGAATTTTTCTCCGCCAGCGGCTACAACTTCGCCAGTATCGTTAAGCACTACCCAATGCTCGTGTGTTACATGTTTTCCGTCTACGATCTGGCCTATGGTCGTCCATAATTCGGCGGTGTACATATTCCCCTCCCTAGCTGTTAACCTCTTGCCTGCAATCGCAATGTTCCGTACAGCAGTTATCGCGGTGAGTCACTAGAATCCTCTCTGGCGCATCGCGCCATAACCTACTGTAAAGTTGAATTGATTTCCGTGATACGCCGAAGAATGTAGCAGGCTATATCGGACACAATAGGACGCGGCAAATTTGCCTTAGCCCATACGGCTAACTTGTCGAGTTCCTTCAATCGTATTTCCTTTTCGCTCATAAAAACCTCTCTAGTCTAACGTTGGACTATTTTCTGCCGCGTACAACTCCAGCATGAAGCAAGCGGCGGCATCTCGGGTGACCAGGACTTCCGAGTCTTTCCCGAGCACTTCTGACATCCAAACTCCGCCGAAGCCGGTAAGCGGGAGAATGGAAATTCCGGTAGCCGTAGGGTAAAGAAGAAAGTGGCTGGAATCTTCTTTCCGTACAGGTGGCAAGCTGGCATCTGGTATGAACATTTCGTGTCCTTTCCTATGTACAGATGGCTATGGTGACCACCAAAAGAGCTAGGTCAAGCCCTAGTAAGAGTGCTATAATCATCCTTCGGCGGTCAGCGGTTGAAGTGTTGAGTTGGGTCACGGTTTCCTCTTGGCTTTACGCTCTGCTCTGGCCTTTTCCACGGCAACTTTGACGGCGAGGTTATAGACTCCAGCCCATGAAATTTCAAAACGACCACGGGTGCCTTTCAGCCGGACAGACGCGGTATACTCGGTCGCTTCAATCACGACTTCCCGCAGCTTCCCGCGATAGCGAATGCAATCAGAGGTCTCAAAAGTGAGCCGAGACTTACGCTTGGCGAGTGCGGTCATATTCTTTCCTTTCCTGATCTCATCAGCGCGTGATTCACACGCGGACGGGCATAAACAGAAGCCCGTTTCGATCTTCAGGCAATTAGGCACTCTTCGGCACCGTATACGTCCATTGCTCCGCATGAATCGCACTTGTAATTACGGGCATCAGGCTCTACGCCGTCGGCCTCAGCTCCGCAGTTCCGGCAGAAACCAATGGATTCGCCTGATTCAATCGCGGCAATAATGCGGTCTTGCGGGATGACGAAGGGAGCGGGAGCGCCGGAGATGACAGTCCACTTGCTAGCGGCTGTGATTGGGTCTTTCATTCGCTCAAGGTGCCGCTTGACGACATCGGCCATGTCAATTCCTGGCTTCGCTTTGCCGTCAACCTTCCAACCGAAGGAATAGAATTCTCCGTTAGGCCGATACTGGTCAGGTTTCCAGCGAACGTCAATCTTCTGGAGTACTTTGCCGTCAGACATGTAAGCGCGAGTGACGCGGCGATAGGTAATATTCTCTTTTGGATCGGTAATATCCCGTTCCAGTTCGATCCTCAGTAGTTCCTTGCCATGTGACTTGAGACGTGCCATAAATTCTCCGTTTCTTGTGGACTTGCGGCCTAGGGCCGTGGTTAAGGTTTGCAGCCATCGAAAGACTTGAGACGAGGGAAAATAGATTGAATCTCTTCCCACGCCAAGGCGTCAGCTTCGGAGTCTGTTTTTCCGCCTTGAATCAAAGAAGTGAATATCCATTCCCAAGATTCGTTCTCTTCCGTAGTAAGAACCGCAAGCCGTTTGGCTCCGGAATCCGTAAGCGAAGCAGGGGTTTCGATAGCTTCTAAAGCTAGCTCTGCCTCTACTACTCTGCGGTATGTATACGTGGGTTCGCAGATTGATCCGAGAGAGGCCAGGGTTACGTCGTTGGAATCGTAAAGGATGCAGACCAGAGACGAATGAGGTTTTCCGGATGAGCACGGGCAGGATTCATTCCCGCAATCACAGCCGATACACTCATCGTTCTCCCAAAGGAAATTCCAGCGATTATCCGTAGCGCAAGCCTCTGCCTTAGCTAACCGAAGAGCTGAAAGAGCATTCTGACCTACGATACCGCCAGCGTTCTTGCGGAAGAACTGGTAAGCGGAAGAGATGGACTTCAATCTTGCCTTGCGTGTCCGTCCAAGGTGTAATGCGTGGTTTATCGTGAGACTGGATTCAGTGAGTGTCATTAGCGTTTCCTCCATGAAAGATTGTGTATGAGGCGAACAAGGGTTAAAGGATGGGGAAGTAATCCATCTGGCCATCCATCTTTAACTGATCTGTGCGCGTCATGTGAGTCATGTTATCAAACCGTGAGGAAGTGTCAATAGCGAAAGACACCTAGAAAACACCTTAGACGCCGAGCGAACGAAGTGAGCGAAGGCGGGGTGTAGTATGTGGCTATGCCCGAGTGTGTAAGACCGTGCTGGGAGTGCCAGATATGCGGCTGGGTATGGCTTAAGGATGGCCATCGAACCCCGTCAAGATGTGCCTCTAGTAAGTGCCGTTCCGCCTTGTGGAACAGGCCCAGGAAGAGTGTTTCAGGCAGGCCGGACAAGGGGATGGTGAAGGTAAAGCAGCGGATGAGTCCAACGTTAGACTCAGAGGGGAACCATCATCCTCTGTGCTCATGCCTCCTGTGCCTTACGGCCACCTGGCGCGATACACAGCCACGCAAGGGACGCATACCGGGCAAGGGAGACAGCGCGGAATGTCTTAGAGGCAAGGCAACGGGAATGCGGTCGAACCCTAGAAGACCTAAGATCACAGAGAGGCAGAGGGGGCAGCTAGGAGACGCACTGGTACGGGCAGGATGTAAGGGGGTAGGGGTAGGAGGGGTGTCGCAAGTGATGGCGCGTGTTGACGGCTAACGGGTTCCGCGTCCTGTCTCACACTTACGTTGTCCGGATGGGGGAGGCGCGAGGGGCGGTGGATAATACTTTCCTTTAAATTTCATTCCCCATTTTTTACCAATACTATTTTGTACACTGTACTTTTCTTTGCACCATGTACTTGACGGTACCATGTACTAAGTGTACGATGTACTTATAGATAAAAAAGGACTTTAGAATATGAGTGATTGGAAGTTAAGGATGGTGGCAGAGCCTATAGTCCCAGCATGGAAATCGGAAAATGACTGCAACACGAACGGTGGGGAATTACAGAGGGCTATCTTGAGAGGATTTTCCGAAGAGAAACAAGATGCCATTTGGGGCACAAACCACAAGGCCATAAACTTTGAAAAGACGTTCACGTTTAAAGAGCACGGGGAATTTTTCCGAGGCGCTCTAACGATGGCTGGACTCCGGTTTACGGGAGACTTCTTTGAACTCCTACAACGGTATGGAACCATAAAAGTAACTATTGAAAAGATCGAGAAAGAGAAAAAGGATTAATGGCGATCATAACCCGTACCGATGTTCTGGAGTGTGACGTGTGCGGGCATGAGTGGTTGCCGGAGCGAGGGAAAAAATTCCCGCCAAATCAGTGTCCTTCAAGAAAGTGCCGGAGTTCCAAGTGGAATGGTGGCCAGAAATTTCCACAGAGAAATTCAGAGCTGGAAATGCTAGACTCCCAAAAACGGGCAGACAGTAAACGCCTAACATCAGGAGAAGGTATGGGAGTGGAAAAACTTCAGGAGAAGAAAGAGCCCTATTCCGTCCCTCCAGTGGACGGAATCAAGCCAAAAGAGACGGACAAGCCAAGGCAGCGGAAAACGGAGTCCGGCGAGACCCGGATTGACGACAGTGACGAGTACCGGCAGTGAGTAATATCGCCATTTTTCGTCTGTCCTGCTGTAACCGGGAAATAGCATCGGGAAGGTACCAGGGGTCGGACATGTATCCCCCGACCCGGAAGAAATGCCCTTTCGGGTGCGCAAACAAGAAAGACCCACGCGGGAAACCGGCCCCGCATACTTTGATTTTTGACCGTTACGAGTTTGACGACACAATATCGCCAGAGCTTTTACGAACGTGGAAGTTAGGCCATTCAACCGGAGACCTGTGGAAAAAACATGAGGCCATAAGGGAGTCAAAGAGGAAAGACATGAAAATGAACATCAGGAAACGGGATGGCGGTCTCATCAAGACCGATCTTCCGCAACAGTTCACACCTTTTCGTTCCGGGCTGGCGGGGCAATCGGAACAACACGCGGAGCAGTTACGGTCGTGGCTCAGGGAAAACATGAAGCTGGATTGCGTGTATCTCGGGGTGCAGGACGGAATTGTTTTTTTGGATGAGCGAGTATGAGACCGTGGTTTATCTCCGTGAACTGGTTTACTCTCCATTGGCCAACGCAAAGAAGAATACTGATTCGTCTTGGACGGCTGGCGGAATATAAATCCGTGTGGAAGAAAGTCCAACGTTAGACTTATGCTATATTCATCCCAACCGGAAGCCGGGGCGGAAAATCTTTACTCATCCGCCCCTTTTTATTTTATATTGACAATTACTTGTAGTTTGATACCATAATATCTATGGCAGGTGCGACATGTATATCCCCGACGAGTGGGAACCGGCGGACTGGGACGAAGCGGGACAAAAAGAATGCCGCAGGTTCAGGGTCGCTAAAATCCATGGTCGCTGCCCTGTCCCCATGGGTGCGAGTAGTGAACGGGGAGCTGCGTTGCATGTGCCGGATATGCCGTGTAAGTTGGACGGCATCGACCGGGGAACTGCCGAGGCGTTGCGGGAACCCGAAGTTTCGGCATGTGTGGTGGTACAAAGCCCCGGCGAAGAGGAAGCTGAAAATTCTACCGAACCCCGCTCTCGATCTTTTGCGAATGGATTTTCCGCTCCATTGCCGGAGGCTTCGCAAGCGGATGAAAAAGACGCAGGACGCATTTGCTGAGATTTTGGGAGTGAGCAAGGTAACGGTGAGCCGGATGGAATCGGGGGCGCACTCGCCGCAGCGGAGACATCTGGAAAAGTTCATGCAAGTTCAGAACGAGTTCGATAACCGAAAGTCCAACGTTAGACACAAAGGAAAACAAAAATGAACGAGAAGGAACCAATTCGCGGAATCAGGCCGCAGGATGAATGTAAACAGAATTCGCAATCCATGGGAACTGGCGCGTTCGCTCCAGAAGTAAACCCCATCATTGAGAGCATGCGTAAGTCTCTTACCGAAAGGCGATGGGCCAACGAGAGAGAACGTCAGCAGATCGAACAGGCTGTCAATGACCTGAACGATGAAACTGTGCAGAAAATTCTCCGCATTCTGCATCTGGCGAGGATGTAAATGGCCTACGGAAAGCCCAAGATCACCAGCGACGAAATCAAGCAGGAACTCATGGCGGAGATCGAACAGTCCATGCTCCGCAATTCTGACTTCTCATCGGGTAATCTTTCCTTCTACGGATATTCGGCGCAGTGGGAAGTAAACGTCATCCTTCAGGCCCGTGGCCCGGAATCGGCGATCAACGTTATTGGCAGCAAGGCAAGAGAGCAGCAGCTTGAGCCGGGAGAAGCTCCGCCGATGTCCCGCAAGGAATTCATTGCGATGTGGCTTAAAGAACTAGAGGAAAAAGAAACCGAGATCGACGCCGGAGTGATGGAAGATTTTCTTGCATTCTTGCCGCCAGAAGATATATCCCCGGAAGCGAAGCTGGTAAAGGCCAAAGGAAAGAAGGCGCGTGGTGGAAACTAAAACCTTAGTCGGGAGAGAGAATGTATATACGTGCCCGAAGTGCAAGGGTTACACGGTCACCATTGACATTGACGAAGGAGTAACCCCATTCATGCTCCGTTGTCGAGCTAACGGAGAAAACGTTTGCGATGGAATGGCAACTTCTAGCTTTTATCCCCAAGGCCCAAGACCTGCCGATATCCCGCCGCCATCATGGGAATGGTACAAACCTACAGGTAGAGAATACCGCAATCTCTCGAAGGGGATGAAAGAACACGTAGATAAAGGCGGGCTAGATATCCGCGCCCGCCGCGTTGATGGTAAGGCCTCAGAGATTATAAGCAAGGCCCAAGGAACGGGTACAATCGAGCCGCTTGCAGACGATGATCGTTTCTGTTCCTGCCTGAAATGCGGACAAGAACAATTCGCTCCACTCACGGACGGGGTAACTGGAAGAAAAGTTCGCGCTGTATGTTTTAAGTGCGGAGGCCAGTTAGTGTCTAACCCAAGGCGAGGTTAGCCGTGCCACTGGTAAGGGTCATTAGAATAGGCTCCAAACGCACGGAAACGGCCCTAGAACGCATCGCTACGGCCATGGAAGGGATAATGGCCAGACTGGAGCCTGCGGACTTCGAGAAGTCCCATGAGCCGCTTTTGGTCACGGAAGTAAGCGAAGTCACTTTGCCGGAAGAAGTGGATGAAAGCGCAGGGATAGAAGAATGAAAGCGTTGACTCTTTGGCAGCCGTGGGCTTCTCTTGTAGCGATGGAAGTCAAGCGCATTGAAACACGCTGCTGGAGTACAAAATATCGGGGAGAGATTGCCATCCATTCAGCGGCTAAAATTCCTCCCGCATGGCTTGGGGCTTCTTCTAGTACCGACCCTTTCCGTGATGAGTTAGCGGAGGTATTTAGTGTTCGCCGGGACAGGGACGACCGCGGCGGAAAGCATGTTGATGATATTTTTAGAGGTCTACCTTACGGGAAAGTCCTATGTATAGTACGCCTAACCGACGTGCAAGAAATAGACGCCATGCTGAGAGAAGAAATATGCAACCGTGAACGTGTATTTGGAAATTACGAGGACGGAAGATATGCGTGGCATCTTGAGATGGTCGAAGTTTTTGAACCGCCTATTCCGGCTAAGGGAAATCGGATGCTATGGAACTGGAATAAAGCCGCGTAATGACCCGCCTCTCTCAGATCGTCTACGCTTGCCGTGCTCTTGAACTCCCTGACACCTATGAGCCGGTGACAAAAATATCCGTTCTCATGTCTAACGTTGGACTACAGGAAATCATTACCTGCCTCAGGTCAAGCGAAGATGGAAACGCGCAACTGATTTGCGCTTACTACGACCGCTTGAATCCATCACTTCAGAAAGTAATCACCATTGACCATCTGATAGCGGCGGCAAAGTGTAAAGACCCGTTCAAGATGGCCGGGGTAATCTGTGAATTTTATTCCAAGGCCAAGGCCATAGAGTCGCAGATGATTGCCGCTACCGAATCCCCTTCGGTCATGTCCAAGACGGCCAAACACGCCAAAGGCAAGGACGGGTTCCAACATGCAAGACTGCTACTGCAAACTACAGGCGTGGCCCCGGTTCCGGTGAACCAGAGAAATATCATGATTGGAAACAGGTTCCAGCAACAGCAGAACAATGTTAGGATCAACATTCCCAGCCATGTTGAGGTAGCAGGGGTTGTGGATGAAGTGTTGTCGGAGTTGGAGCCTCCGTTATTGCCGCGTGTTTCATCCTCAGACAATCTCGGAAAAGAAATCGCTATTGGAAGCGAAGACGAAGCGGAAGATAACTGAGTACCCGGTAGAGACCTGTATCCGATGGTACGATCACTTCAAGTCTCTTGAGCGTTCTGACGGGAAAAATCTATACTACGCCCGCAACCCTGAAGACAAGCCGCAGGATTTCAAGTACACCCAGGAAGAAGCCAGATTCATAGAGAACGAAAAGTATATTTGTTCCATCTCTTTCGTGTACTGGTTTTACCGATATTTTTTCATCAAGGATGCATCAAATAAAATCCGCAGGCCGGAGATATTGGCCGCGCAGAGGATATTCCTTGACATCCTGGCAGACCTAGACCTGAGAAGGTTGCCGATAAAAATCCTCAACCTGAAGGCCCGCCAGTTAGGAATGTCTACTCTGGTAGAGGCGATCATCCTCTGGATTGCCGTATTTATCAAAGGTTCGCACTGTGTAGTATCTTCGGCGCAGGACGATAAGACGGAAAAAATGTGCGGCATGATCTGGCTGGGGCTGGAGATGATGCCGCTGTGGATGCAGCCTAAGTTGACTCGTAATAACGTAAAGCAGGGGCCAGCGTTCGGGGAAATAAATTCCGACATTCTCTTGCAGCATGATCCCCGTGGCGATACCCCGGTCGCCGCGCACATGTCGGAATGCCCCTACTTGGTAGACCCGGAAGAAACCATAGAAGCGTCTCTCTTGAATGCCATGCACGAAAACAAGAGAACCTTTGTGGTACTGGAAGGAACGGCGCGGCGCAAGGGCGATTGGTGGCATAACCGCTGGCTGAAAGAGCGCGAGGGAGAGAAAGACGGCAGGAACGATTTCACCTGCCTATTCCTTCCGTGGTATGTAGGTCATGACAAATATCCAACGTTAGACTGGCTGAGAAACCATCCCATACCGGAAAACTGGAAGCCGCTAAAAGAAACAATCAAGCAGGCCGCAGACGCCAATCTTTACGTTGCGACTACTCCGTTACTCCGTAAGCACATGGGCGCGAACTGGAAAATGCCCTTAGAGCAGATGTGGTGCTGGGAGCACAGATACAACATTGCCAAGAGAAAAGACAGTTCCTATAAGAAATTCCTGGCAGAGTTCGCCAGTGACGAGCGTAGTTGTTTCCAGTCGAAACGCTGGTCTGTTTTCTCGCAGGCGGAACTAGAAGAAATTGCCAAGAGCAAGGCCGACAAGATCCAGTTCTACGCTTTCGCCGGTGACGGGATAGACCATAGATTTCACCTGACGGATTACCAGTCGCACTCACTGCCAAGAATCGATATTCAGTGGATGTCGATGGATGACCGGGTATGGAACTGGAAACTTATTCCGTTGAGGGAAAGGCCGAAGGAAAAGAACCTGGACTTCTACCTGCAAATTTGCGAACACCCAAAACCGGGATACACCTACGTCATAGGGATTGACGTTGGCTCGGGTATCGGGCAGAACCGGACAGTGTATTTTGTCAATAAGGTGGGCAAGGGAGACGAACCAGACAAACCTGTAGCCCTGCTTTGCACCGCTAACATGTTATCCCCAGAGACTCCTGGTTTCGCTAATTGCCTTGGTGCTTATTACGGGCAGTTCATGCCGGAGCGGGAGGCGAAGATTGCCCCGGAAGTACAGATCAGCGTAGGGGACTTTATTTCCGACCAGTTAGCTGCCGTGGGATATGTGAATCTGTACTACATGGACAGGTTTGATATCCGCAGACCTCCGGGATGGAAACCGCAGAGACGGGGATGGGTGACGACGGGATGGAGCCGCCAGTACATGATGGAGAATCTTGAACACGCGGTAAAGACGGGATGGCTGGAGGCAAGTTTTCAGGAGTTCATAGACGAGCTGGAAAATACGGAAGGCGAAGAGTCAGAATCGGGCAAGATGAAATACGACCATGCCTCGGGAGAGAACAACGATATTTATTGTGCCGCTGGAATCGCATACACGGTGAGTCACGCGCATGAGGCCATCATTGCTCGTATCAAGGGAAACCTGAAGCCCAAAAAGAAAGAGGAAAAAACAGAAGACAAGACAGAAAAGGATTCAGGTGCTACACTCCTAGCCAGAAGATTTCAAATGGAAGACCATAGCAAGTTTCCGAATGCGGGAGACGAATCGGAAGGCGACCCCTTAAGTTACGTTTATTAGAAGGAGCGTAAAAATGTTTGACTATCTCAGTCCGAGAAATGGCCCAGTAGTGGACGGCCTAGAAAATCAGGAAACCGTATATGCGGCCAATCAGCCAGAGTATATTCCTCTCCGCACATTGAGAGCGAACGGGCCACACGGGGCGGTTATTAGCCGCTGGACGCTGACGGATGAACAGCGCAAAGCAGTCACGGAAGGAGCGGATATATTCCTTGAACTGTCAACCTTCAATCAGCCTTTACAGCCTATACGAATGGCTATCAGCGACACTTCAGGTTCGAGATTCGTAGATTGGTTCAAGGTCTGTCTTCTGGGTCAGCCGGTAACTGCGGTAGAAATGCACGATGAATCGTTCGCCAAGAGCGTAGGACTGAAACTAGAGTCAGGCGGATAGCTCGATATGGCCCAAGTTGATTGGAGCGAAGACGGAAGTTGCTGGGCGGAAATCGGCGGCGGGAGGAAACGCTGGTTCCCCAAGAACCATCGTGTTACCGTGGCCCTGCGTAAAAGTCTAACGTTGGACAAGCTGAAGAGTGAAATCGAGTCAACGGATGTAGTTCAAGGCGGGTACTATCAGCGCACGGTTTACTATCGGGACGAAGAAAACAAAATCTGTATACCGCCTGACCCGTCCATGGTTCCCGAAGGCCGCGAGAGATTTGAAGTCAAAAACCTTACCGAAGCCAAAGCCTTGCAGCGGGAAATTACCTCCGATATCCGCAGGCAGTTCGAGGGCGACCATGAAGTTACCGAGTACCTTGACGAAGCGCAGGGAAACCCAAGGGAACATCTATTGCGAGTTCTGTCTAATCCCAAGTCAAACTACGAGCGCGACATGGTAGGGTACATGCTTGAGGTCTTGGACAAAGAGGCCAGAAACCGGGAAGAAGTCAAAGCTGAATCTACCTTGCATTGGTTAGGAACGTAAATGGCCGACGAGACAATACGGAGAAGTTGGCAGATACCAAAATTCGGCGTTGCGTCCAAGAAAGAAATACATGAATTTTTCAAGCAACAGATCAACGACGGTTACGAGTACCAGAAATCTTCCCCCGGTTACGAGCAGCTAGAAGAATCCATCCGCATCCTTTCCGGCAAGCCTACCGATGAACTGGCGGAAAAACAGAGAAAGCAGAAATACTCCAAGGCGCAGACCAACCGCCTCAAGCGCAACATCCGCGAGATGGTTAATTCCCTTTCTGAGATCAGATGGAACCCGGCGTATCACTCAAACAGCAGAGATTCTTTCGATACTGCTGAAACAATGAACGGTGTAGGAGAATTCTGGTTCTACGATACGTTTGTCGATCTTCAGTTAAAAGAATGCCTGAAGTGGGCCTCGATTACCCCCTGCGGGTGGCTGGAAATTTGTCAGAGAGAAGTACCCGGAGGCCATGGGGAAGCGATCACAGACCTGATTCCGATGTCATGGTTTGACGTGGTAATGACCGGAGTCCCTGACAACGGAAGATTTCAGGAAGCCTACACCGTCACGATCATCAAAGACTTGCCGATGTTTTTGGCTCATGCCCTCTGGCCGGACTTTCAGAAGGAATTGAAGCCCGACCGGGAAACCCCGCGTGGGTGGGTAGAGAGAATCAAGCAAAAGGCGCAGGACGTAATCCATGACGTGTTCTCCTCAGAGCCGGAAAAGAGCACGGCAAAAAATCCGACCGTAAGGCTTTACTATCAGTTCGTTTTAGACCTGTCCATCAACAAGTCAGGCAAGACGATGAAAATGGGATACGAGAAGCGGAAGGAAAAAATAGCCGAAGGAGTTGAACGGGAAGTAGACCACAAGATGCCGTGGAGCTATGACGTTCCCAGTGTGGGAGAAATGATTCCTGCGGGATACGACGAACGCGGAGAGCATACTTATAAACCAGCTACTCCTAAACAGTGCCGCATCTTCCCCGGCAGAAGGCTTCTGGTTGGAACGGACAAGGAAATTGTCTATGACGGACCGCAGTGGGACTGGCATGGGAAAGTACCCCTGGTTAAGATTTGCGCCGACCCGTGGCCGTTTGCGGAATTTTCCATGGTTCACGACGCCGCGCCTATTCATGAGGTCATCAACAAAATTGACCGCATTACAGATCAGACGATTGACAACCGATTTAATCCGACTTTGCTCTATAACTCCAGAGCTATTGGTCCGGACAAGGCCAAGACGGTAAGGGCCGACGTGCAGGGGCAGAGGATTGGTTACAACGGTCAAGAGGTAGGATCGCAGGGAGCAATGAGCACCCTGTTTGACAAGGCTTTTAACGTAGTCGATTCTTTTGTCCCTGATTTCCGTACCTACCTATCCGGAGAGATGGATTACCAGATGGGAGTGAGGGACATTGCCGCGCTCTCGAAGATGAAACTTGGAGGATCTTCGGACTCCATGGAAAAAGCCATGGAGATGGCGGGGCCGATAGTCAAGGGAATTTCAAGGGACATGGAACGGGCGATGCGGGAACTGGCCGACATGTTTAAGTATTACGTTTTCCAGTATTGGACTACTCCGTTGCTTTTGCAGATCATGGGGCCGGACAGGATAGTTCCGGTTAATTTTGACTACCAGCCGGGAAACCTTATTCCATCTCACCTACCGGGGGAGTACAGAGACAAGCCATCAATCTATTCTGATATGCAAAGGGCAAGATGGATGGCGGATCACGTCAAGTGGACGATGCAGCCCGGAACCTTGCACGAGATCGTTCAGACGACGCACAAGCTGATGATTATGAACGCATGGCAGAAGGGTGCGCCTATCAGCTTCCGTAAGATGAATGAAGTCCTTCGCTTGGGGCTTAATCTCGGATCTCCACCGGAAGGCGTGACGAACGATTTTGAGCAATGGGTATGGGAAAAGAAGCAGATGATAGAGATACAGAAAGAAATGGAAGGCGAATCGAGCAACACTCCTAACCTTGGGCCGAAGGGCGGTCCTAAGGGTACAGGCGGAAGGGCGACAACTGCCCAAAAATCTCCATCTCAATATACCAAGGGAGATGGAAGATCAGGGATCAAGGAGTCATAGTCTATGGTTCAGCATATGTACGATATTACCGACCCCAAAGAAAAGAAAATTGTTGATGATGAGTTTCGTCGCAGAAAGACAAAGCAAAAAGTGGATCATAATAAATTCTTGGGTATTAGAAAACCATCACCAGCAAAGAGAAAGAACAGCAAACGTAATAGTGGGAAAAGTTGACATGTCCAACGTTGGACTACCGGATGAAATAGTCAAAGCGATGTATCAGCGAGCATTAACGCATCCATCGCGTGGGACGAAGAAAAGAAATACTCCTCGGACTTCCGCAAGGAGCAACAGTAAATCCGGTCTACTAGGGGCGCTAAGCTCTGGGGACGGTAAATGGATGTCCCGAATATGGATAGGAGACAGATATCAGTACCTGGGGCATTTCTATACACCAGAGGAAGCCCATTTTGCATATATAGATTACCTCAATGGGCACGTCAGTCCAGATTCCTACTTTAGCAAAGAAGAGAATCCATCGTCCGCAAATAGGCCGACTGTGGCAGGGCGCAGAATGGGGTACGTTTATATAGTATCGTTTGAAGATAGATTTTTTAAGATAGGAAAAGCCAAGTATCCCCAAGAAAGAATATCCGCCATATCAGCGATGATGCCTGTTGCTATAAAAGTGGTAGCAGTGTTGAAGAGCGACGATCCTCACCTCACGGAAAGAACTTTACACATTAAATTTAAAGACAAGAGACTGAACGGAGAATGGTTTTCTCTTAGCAAGGAAGATATAAAATTCATAACCTACCTAAGCGATAGTCGCCATCCTTGACTTAAAAATATTAAATCAAGAATTTTATGTATCCACTAAATCATATCCGTGTTATTCCTTGTATCCGAAGGGAGAAAACACAATGTTCGGTGAAAACCTGAAGTACGCAGCCAGTAAGCGTGGCGGGAAAAAGCGCGGCCGGAAACACGGCGGCAAGAAGTAACCCTTCCTCACCGGAAACGATCACGTAATGGTGGTCTCCCGACGAGGATAAACCGGAGAGAGGGGTTACGCGCAAGCCCCTCATTCCCCTTCCAAAGAATCGAGTCCCAAGATGAAATACGGTGTCAACAAAAAAACGGGAACGAAATCAGTCCTGACCTCCGGCAAGAAAAGGTCAAAGGTTAAGACTGTGGGCAAGAGGAGCGGAAAGTAAATGGCCGCACAGCCCATGCCGGAACAAGGAAAAGAACAGGGCAGCGATCCGCTTCAGGAGTTCCGGTCACTGGCGGAGCAGGTCATGGCACTCGGGAAAAAGTATCCGGAAGCCGCGCAGGGTTCGGCGCAGATTCTGAAAATAGTCCAGCAGATGATGACATCGGTAGCTGGCAATGCACAGCGGACTCCGCAGCGTGAAGCTCCGCCGATGGCGTAGAGAGGGAAATATGGCATTCGATCTTAAATCCGCACTCGACAAAGTTACCGACCCGGCAAAGAGAAAGGCATTGGAAGATGCCCTCAAGGAGCAGACGGAATTTATCTCCGTGCTCGAAGCCACGGCGACGGAACTGGAAACGGAGAAGTCCGCACGGGCTTCATGGGAAGCGGACAAGAAAAAGATCGAGGAAAACTGGAGAGTCGCCAACGACGAGTATTCGACTATCGTTAACGATCTGGACGCGACTCAGAAGCAGCGTGATGCAGCGCAGACGAAGATCAAGGAAGCGGAAGCCGCGAAACTCGCCGCCGAGCAGAGACTTGCCGAAGCGATCAAAAACAAACCGGCGGAAGTCGATACTTCCAAGTTCCTCACGCAAGATCAGCTTGACGAAAAGATGCGCCAACATGCAGGGGCGCAGACCGCCTATTTTGGCGAGACGCTGGATACGGTAGCCGAGGTCGAACGTATTACGGGGAAAAGAATCAGCCCCAATCAGCTCATCAAGGATTCCATCGCCGCGAAAAAGACCCCTCGGGAGTACGCGGAAGCGACTTACAAGCTGGCGGAACTTCGCACGGATGCGGAGAAGAAAGCCACCGAAAAGCGCGACAGGGAAAACGAAGACAAGGGCTACCAGAAAGCCTTGGCGGAGATGAGAAACCCCGCTCTCAGGACTCTCGAAGATTCGTCCGACCCGTTCTATGTTCCCAAGACGGAAAAAGGCCCGGTGCAACCGTGGGAACAGCCCGAGGGTTACGTACCCGAGGACGAGCAGAAATTCTTACAGGAATTGACGACTGGAAAGATTCAATAGGAGATAGCCAACCATGCCTCTTTTTGATCAAGTATCGGCTTCCACCACTCAGGCTTTTGAGAAGGGTATGGTTTCGAGAACCCTTTTCACGGCCACGGCTATCCTGAGAATGCTCCGGTCAAACAAGAACATTTTCCGGCCATGGCGCGGCGGGGCGTATCAGTTTGTTCCGTTCGAGAACCAGCCCCTTCCGGCTGGCCCTTACTCTCCGGGCGTCGATACCTTCTCGCTTGAAGAGCGTCAGACCTTTGACGGGATGACGTTTAACCCGAGGGTCTACAACGCGCAAGTGGTCATCAACCGGGCCATCACAGACCTTTACAACACGGCGGGGCCGACGCAGATTGTCGATGTGCTAAAAGAGCGCATGGGGAACGGATCTAACTCTCTGGATTCGCAGGTTGCCGCCGACGTTTACATTCACGGCCAGCCGACATCTTCGTCCGTGACCAGCGGAAACCGCATCAAAGCCATTAACGGAATGGCCGAAGCCCTGAATGACGGTTTTACCCCGGCATGGACAGGTGACGTTTTTACTCTGTACGGCGGGCAGACCAGGAACAGCACGTCGAACGGTACGACTTTGAACTCCGTTCCATATTGGGGCGGAAACCCGGATGGAACTTCCGCGCCTATCACGCTTCAGGTCATCAACCAGCTTTACCATTCCTGTAAGCAGGGAAAGGGAGAAGGAAAGATGATCGGCGGAAAGCCGGACATGGGGTTTGCCTCTGACTTCCTG